GGAGCCAGTAACAGCCTGAAAGAGGATGTTCGCGCCGGTACAGACTCGCAGCAGTGACACAAAAAAATATAAAATAATTTTCTTTGTAGCTATTGACATCCAGAAATACCTATGGTATCATATGACCATAGCAACAAAGAAAATCAATGAAAACAGCGCCGCCCCTTATTAGGGGGCGGACATATGGGGCCATAGCTCAGCTGGGAGAGCGCCTGCCTTGCAAGCAGGGGGTCGGGAGTTCGATCCTCCCTGGTTCCACCACTATGCTGTATTGGCTAAGTTGGCGTTTGTGCGGTTCAGCTCATTACTTTTACTGCTATCTCAGCCAAAAGCCTATCGGCTGCAGACGAGGTTTTTCGGACGTACAGCTATTACGGCAGATGCGTCTGCCGTAATATCGGGATATAGCTCAGTTGGTAGAGCACACGATTGATAATCGTGAGGTCAAAAGTTCGATCCTTTTTGTCCCGACCAGTCCCATTCGCCACAGGAATGGTATTTTGACCGAATGCCGATGACAAGGCGGGAGATACGGCTGTGGCACATATCTTTCTCTATGAACTGCAAGACTTCCCCTTCCGCACGCCGATAAGATTCGCCGTCTGGAATATGCAGGGATTGGGGAACGTGGTCGGGCAGCGCCTACGCCCGAACCGGTACACCTTGACAATTTCATATGGGGCCGTAATGGGTTCGACGGGGTTCTGAGAGAGTAAGACTCGCAGGTAGAAGACCGCCTCAAGGCTTAAACAAAAATGAAATGACAACGATACGACTGTTGTAATGATCCATCCCGCTTTTTCCGCTGCTCTTGCAGCAAAGGGAATTGCCGCCTGATGACGGCTGGATTCCAAAACGATGTACCCACTGACCGGGTAAACATCTGAGGTCGAAGATTCGGTCAGAGTATTGCAGTTTTCCTTGTCACTGTGAAAAGAAACAAGGTGGTGGAGGTGCATCTAACCGGTGTGCCCTGGGCGCGGAGTGACAACTGCTGATCCGCCCGTCTCAGTTTGAGGCGAATTGATAAAGTGTTGTCTATTGCGTAAGACTGTTTTATTCATGTAGGGATTTCGGACAGGGGTTCGATTCCCCTCGGCTCCACCAAATTGTGCAAATCCGAACACCTTATTTTTCGTAAAGCATTGCTTCGGATTTGTTTTGATAGTAGAGGAAGTCTGATTTCGGTCAGGCTTCCTTCTTTTCTGTTGCGAGTTTCAGCTCAAGGACAGCGGCTTCGATAATATTGTCGATCTCGGCGGTGTCGAGGTGGAAACCCTTGCTGTTCAGAAATTCAACCACATAGGCTTTCTTTTCCTCACCACGGCCTGTACCGACATAGATCATTTCTGCCGCTTCCACGGCGATGTTCACCCAAAACTTGATGGTCTCGAGCTGTTCCGCAGTCACCTTCGTCTTGATGTACGGAATCAGAAATGCGGAAACCAGAGAGAAAACGAGGGTCAGAATAGCGACCACGATCTGCGTCAAATCAACCATTGTAATATCCTCCTTGTTCATTGAATGATTGCTCTGTCGGTTCAACCTTATACTGCTTCATCAGCTTTATACGGTTTTCGACTTTCGCTTTGGCATAATAGAAGCCTGTGCCTGTGGCGGTCTCTGCGGCAACTGCTGGAATGAGATATGCCAGCGGAGACAGATCGCAAGTCCTCCATATCATAATGAAGGTGAACACGATTACCGCCACATTCACGAAAGCCGCAACAACCAGTATCTTCTTTGAAAACTCCATCGGTGTCTTCCGACTTGTCCTCTTGCCGCTCATGGATTACACCTTCTTGGTGTAGTCCAGAGAAATCCAGCCAGCCCCGGATTTCAGCTTGCCCCACTTGGAAGCTCCCTGACCGTCCGCTTCGGCAACGATGGTGTAAGTACCCATGTCACGGATAGAACCGTTCGTGCCGTAGTTCGTGCCAGCACCCTTGCGGATATTCAGCACAGAGGTTGTCACCTTAACCAGATAGGGGGTGAAGGTGGAAGTGCCGCCAGAAGTACCAGCGGAACTCTGTGCGTCCTCCACATCAATCCAGCCCGTGACCTGTCCAGAAACACCGACATTGCTGGTCTTGTTGGTGATTCTGATTCTGCCGTTCACGACCTCATTGCTCCACACATAGAAAGTCCCGGTCTTGCTCGAAGACTTATTCTTGGTGGTGGAAGACACATACAGAGGAGTATTCTTGAGGGTCAGCTTAGTACCCGCAGACAGCCCACCAGAGGACGGCGTAGAGGGCGTAGAGGGCGTGGTAGGGGTAGAAGTACCCGAGCCGCTTCCGAGCCGCTTATTGACCTCTGCGGCGATCTCAGAGTGCTTGTTGTACAGGTAATCGCCGGGGCAAGCCTTGTTTGCAAACCAGCGATGGACGGTCATGTTCTGCTTGTCCACCTGACCGATCAGGGACTTATCACCCTTCCAGAGAAGCTGTTTGATACCGTTGCGCTTGCAAATGTCCGTAACCAGATCAAGCAGAGCGGCATACGCCTTGTCGGTAACGGCATAGGGGTGAGTGGTGTCGCTCGCCACCTCGATAGTGATAGCACGATGATCGTTGGCGGCATTGGAAGAACACCAGCTTCTGTCCTTCTCGTCAACGGACAGGCCGATAGAACCGTCCTTGCCGACAACATAGTTTGCGCTACAATCTCGACCTGTGGTGGCGAAATAATCGCACCCCTGCTTCGCTGTCCATTGCCCCACGATACAATGAATGGTGATCGTGTCGATAGCATGGTTTCTCGGCGAATTTTTGTTCTTGCTGATATTGGTGTATGTAACCAGCGGCGAATTGCTCATATTGATTTCCTCCTTCGCATTGTCATATTGGGTCAAGCCCCATTGCTCAATGACGGACATGAGATTGTCCACATATTTGAGCGAGGTGGCGTAACCGTCAGCTTTGATGTTTTCAAGGTATTGCCGAGGGTCGGTAACTCCCTTGAGGTTTGCGTAATTGGAGATATTGATGAAATCGAAGTACCCGATAACACCATTCTCCATGTCCTTGAACTTGCACCATTGCATGGAGGAGCTGGTATAGCTCCCATCCGCATTTTGCTCGCTACCTACCTTGTTGTAGATACCGATACAGGTCTTGCACCGACCAGCACGATATTTCAACCCGAAGTAGTTATGAGCGTTTACGGCAAGCTCAGAAGTGCCGTAGGCACTCTCCAAAATCGCTTGAGCGATGATGGGAGAATAGACCTTAATGTTGTAAGAAGGGGCATACTTCTTCACATAGGCCGCAATCTGTTTGATAAACTCCTGCTTGTCCATATTAGACCACCTCCCTTACAGGAAAGAGTTTTCGTCTGAACATTTCTGATAAACCCTTTTGACATTTTTGATCGCCAGAGTAGCTTTGTTGTTTTCATACTCAGGGTGTTCGTCACAATACTTCTCGTAGCGAGTAATATCATCGAGAATCTGATCGAAATGTTCTTTGGTGTGTCTCTGCTCGTGAAGAATTTCATCGTTGAATCGAAGGATTCTATAACGACAGGTGGTGGCTTCGCTCTGCCCGATTTCTCTCGTAAGGACTTCCAGCCGCTCGATGTTATTGAGCTGTGCTTTTTTCACAGTATCAATGGCTTCCCAAAGAGATTTCTGAATGTCCAGACTTTGCTTGCGCCATTCCGGGTAGTGAGACGCTTGCTCGATAATCTGCTGAACCTTGCGCTCCTTTTCTTCCTCTTTCTTATACCGCTCGATCATGTGGTTTTTGGCGATGGTGTACAGCTTCCACACGAACACCAGAGCGGCAATAACGACTGCAACCGAAGCAACAGTCAGGTTGCCAAAAACCTGTAAGAACTCGTCCATAGGCGTAATCTCCTTATTGTAGTGTAGGGTTTATCGTATGGGGTCATTGCGACCCCATACGACAGCCCATGCGCTGAACCTCACTCTACGATAAGGTCTTCCAGCTCGAGGTCTACCAGAAGCTCACGCACCTGCGGCTTGATAACGGCGGGTACGCTCTGATAGGTTCTCTTGCCCTTTACGATAAGAGCGACATAAATGACAGCCATGTGTTCCACCTCCTTCCTCTTTACGAAAATGAGTAGATTTCCGAAAATATTGAGGAACATCTTACTGCTCCTCCAACAGCTTCTCGACTTCCTCACGAAGCTGTGCCGGAACATCGTCAATGGTTTTCAGCCCCTTGCGAATGAGGGCAACATAAATCTTCGCCATCTTACATACCTCCCAAAATCATTTCATACAGTTCAGCGAGAGCAACCTGAATGTCGGTCACGCTGTTTCCTGTTGCCACCAGAGCCGCATACACCTTCTCGGCCTGAGACTTTTCACGGAAAGCCAGATAGTAAGTACCATCAGGCCACTCCATCTGCTGAATGAAGACCATATCCTTGTAGGTCTCCTCGGTCTCACCATCGGAAATCGTCATGGTGGAGAGATTATCCTCGAAGATCGTCTCGTCCACCTTTTCGGTGCTGACGAAGTTATCACCGTTTTTGCCAAGCCCGGTCAGCTTGCGACCATCGGCGAGGGTGATTGTGTACTGCATTTCGTTACCTCCTTTAACTGATTGAACAATGTATCCATGTTGCTTCTCTGTTGCCTACTCATTATGCGGTAATGGTTCTTGAACCAAGACTTATACCAGTCTGTGAACTCTTTTTCCGATAACTTCGGGGCAAGTTTCTTCATTTTCCTTCTCATTCCCGTCAACCGCTTTGGGTTGATTTTCTGAATAACCCTGCCCGTGTCGGTGAGAGAATATTGGACTTGAAGGAATCGCCAATGCTCGGAGAGCTTACATACTCGTGTCTTGCGGGTATTGACCGTAATGCCTATTTCTCTTGCTATCTCAATGATTTCTTCCAGAAGCTCCAACAGGAACTCCTTACTCTCGTGGATAATGTAGCTATCGTCCATATATCGCCCGTAGAACTTTACGCTCCTGACAATTTTTATGTAATTGTCAATCCGAATCGGATAAGCGATACCAGAGGTTTGCGCCACCTGATCTCCAATGTTAAGGTGTTTTGCCATAAACTTTTCGCCCGTGAGAAGCGACTTGTCTATGTACTGATAGACCAGAGAATTAAAGAGCCTGTTCATACAGTTCTCATATTCATCGTCCGTCATGTAAGACACATCTACCTTCGAGCGGTCAACGGTCTTCCTCAACAACCACAGAGCGTGTTCATCATCGACATACTTCTCAAACAGCCGCAACAGCACATCATGTCTGATATTGTCGTAATATTTCGAGAAGCCAATCAAAAGGACATATCCTTCGTTTGACCCATGCTGTGCGTAATATCTGCGTAGGTGCTTCAACAACCGCCGCCGTGTGAAATCAATACCTTTTCCAACAAGGCTTGCGCCATTATCGAATATCAGATACTTCTCTATGGCAGGGTTCAGAATTTCATCGCAGAGGGCGTGTTTCACTATTCTGTCTTGAATTTGCTCTCCTGTGATATGCCGAATTTTTCCTCGCTCATGGAGCATAAAACTGGTGGTAGGCAAGAACTCATAGCTTTTATCCTTGAGAGCCTTTTGCATATTCGCCAACTCAATGAGATAGTTCATTTCAAACTTCTGCACCTGTGGCTTCCAATCACTACCTTTCCTCGCTCTTTTGTAGGCTTCATAAAGCGCATTTCCATCGAATATCTCACGCTGATAACCACAGTTCTCGTAAGAAGTGGTGTCGTGTTTTGTATTTACCATACTGGAAGGACAACCTCTCCTTTCTCTGTCTGCGAAACGCTCAACAGGCTATTCAATCGCAGAATCGAAATCGGGGCGAACGCCATTAGAGTTACTGGCGTTGTTGTAGTTCGCATTGCCGTTGTTGTTGACATTGGCGAAATTGGAAGCGGAATCAGAGATTGCCCTCTTAAATTTGTTATCGGATTTCCTCCAACCTTTGAGAAGGTTGATTTCTGTCTGTATCAAATCTGCAAAACGGAGGTACTTGTTCACATCGACAGGAAGGGTTTCGATAGCATACTGCAACTCCTGTGTCAGCCTGTAACATTGCCCAACCGCTCGGTCTTGGCGAATCCTTCGCTCAATCAGCTCCTCCATACAGGTAGGATAAATACTGTTCGCCACGAAGATTTCCTCGCCGATGGTTCTCAGACAATCGACAACGACTTGTCTTTCGTCATGTATAAACCACTCGGCAAAGGCTTCATTCTTCGCCTTGACTTTATCGTATCGGGCTTTTTCTTCGGGAGTAAGTTCCTCATAAGGTTTGCCGCCGAACATCTTCAATGCCTTGCTGTCGGCTCGCTCGAGGTCGTACCCGAAGTCTCTAAGCAGTAGATCGGTGATCTCCTTCCTCATTTTGTAGAAGTGATGAAACACCTCAAACTGTGACGGTTTTCGTTTTGCCTTTAATACTGACATTCAAAGAATCAACCTCCTTGTGCGACCCACAAGGGGTCGCAGATTTTAGGATATACAGAAAGCGGGGCGAACGCCAAGAGAGGAACTGGCGAGGGAGTAGGACGCAAAGCCGTAGCTGAAGACAAAGGCGAAAAAGGAAGCGGAAATCACATCACGCAACCACCAGCTCGCACGATTGCAGATACGGCTCTGCTCATGCTGGAACAGCGGCAACTGGCTCTTTTCCACACGGTAATTGTTCGGAACGGTAGTGCCATCAGAAACGGGGCTGAACACACCATTGCCGTAAACCATGTGTTCGCACATCAGGTCAACCTCGCTGTCACACCACGCACCAGCGGACGCTTTGCCGTTTGCGGTGGCGTTGGAAAGGTAAATGCGCTTGGAAAGCACATGACCGCTGAAAGCCGCCTTGATCGTGGTCTTGGCCTGTTCCAGACCCTCGGTGTACATCTTCGAGCCTACATAAGCACCCGTGGTGATGTTGGTGTCGTTCATCGCATGATTGTACAGACAGGTATCAGGGACAAGAACGACATGGTGTTTGGTACAACTGGTGTCACCGCAGTTCAGATAGTAGTCAAAAGCGGCAATGCGGTAGTTCACGCCACCGATAGTCCAGTAGTCACCGATGTACATATCATCGAATGTACCCGCAGAAATAGCGGAATACTGCGCCGTGGTTACAGAACTCCCGAGAGACTTGCCCCGATAGATCGCATTGTGCGCCCCTGCGTTATTGAAAAGCAGAGGAGCGATCTTGGCTTCCGTGTCCTCAACGGCCTTTGCTTTGAAATTGGCAAAGGTGATCTTTTTCAGACCAGTTCCATCGTGAATCGGAATCACATGGGAATCGCCGGGTGTGGTGATCGAACTGAGTTCGGTCACTTTCTTAGTTTCAATGCTGATTGCACTCATTGGTTATACCTCCTTATATTTCCAGTCAGCCACGATTGCGAAGCCCAAATCATCGACCAACAGAGTACCGCTGTTATCCACCGTGAGAGGAGCCGTGAAGTCATTCTTCAAGACCATGTGTTCAAGGGCAGACAGCCGTTCGTCAAGCTCCGTAGTCTGATTCTGCAAGCTCCCTGCAACATCTTCCGACAACTGGCCTTTGATGGTATCAAACCATGTATCGAACGCTTTCTTCTGCTCACTCTCATAAGAAGTCATGTGTTCCTCATAGGTCTGCTCGATTTCGGCAAGAGAGGAATCTCCACGCTCTTTCAAATCCGCAACATAGGTAACATAGGAATCGTACTCTGCATTGGTAAGCGCACGAACATTCTCAATGACCTTGTTCCCGGAACTTTCAAAGAGCTGTTGCTGTGTGGCGAAATATGTCTGGAACTCCTCATACAAGTCAGTCCCGCTTTCCAGCATGGACATAATGTAATTGAGAGCTTCATTCATTCGGTTTGCGTCCTTTGCGCCGAAGAAGGATTTCTCCCTATTCGTGTAGACCGTAACATCTTGGAAGGACACCGTTCCGTCTGAATTATCAACCTGACTATACTTTTTGAGACCGCTCCACACAGCGTCCGTATAATCAGTAGGCAGTAATGTCCACGCCATTTACAGCCCTCCCTTCATTCCAAAATTCCATGTAAACATTCTCCTCCCTTCGTACTCATTCGTGAGCTTTTCATAAAGGTCGAGAATGGCACTTTCCAGCCTGTTCAATTCCTTAAAATCCATCGTGTTCCCGTTATCGACATAGACTGGAACATTGCCATAAGACCTTTTCAAGCTGTTATTGTTGATGGTTTTCAGATTATCTTCCAAAGCATTGATTTCGTCAGCATAGAAGAAATCCTTCGGCGTTCGATCACTCCCGAGAGACTGTATCGAAAACTCCTCGTACATCTTGATTGCCAGCTCACGAAGGTATTCGAGGTTGTTTTTTATCCGATTGAAGTCAACGGCATTGAATCTGTCTCCGATGTAAACACCATCGACTGTTTCCCCGTTCCAATCGGTTTTAGGTGTAGACCACGCCATACTTAACCTCCCTTCCTTCGAGCTGTCACTCGTCCAGAAAAAGACTGTTTGAAGTTTATCGTGTGCCTGTAAATGTTCACCTTCATGTCGGAATAGAACTCATTTTCTTGGTACACAATATCCGTAACATCAATCTCCGGGTTTCCACGAGTGTCATATTCGTACTCAATGCCAGCGGAATAATACTCTGCCAGCCACTCTGCAAGGTCGTTCGCCATATCCATGTTGCTTATGAGAGGATTTTCCCATTTCACGGTTTTTCCTCTCGCATGGAGAGATTTTGTCACATAGCGTTCGACTATTTTGTACCTGTAACCCTGTACCTCGAGCCTATATTCGCCAGTCACCTTATATCTCAGGGTGACATAGTAGTTACCCCAATCAATAACATCAGCCAAACCTTCGGTCTCATTCAGCTTTGCGAAATACCCATAAGACGGGTCTTGAATGTAATAGGTCTCAACCTGTCCAGCCGTAACCTCAACATCTTCGCAGACCAAATTCTCCTCACGGTTGTTCTGCTGATAGGTGTAGCAAGGGACAATAACCTCTTTCACAAGCTTCTGCTTGATCGCTTTCGGGGAAGAAGTCATATCCCTTCGGGTCATAGTGAAATCCGTTACATCGCTCAAACTGAAATAGTGCAAAACGATACGGTTATAGGCTTCTGCGGTTTCTGTGAACTCAATCTTCATCACATCGAAATCATCGAAGTCCCTCAGAATTACTGTGGTTTTCTCAATCTCCTCCGAAGTGATGGGGAACTCGTTCACAAGATCGCCGTTGTTGTATGTGCGAATGGTAAACGCAGACGGGATAGAATTTCCGAAAACAAGCTCCAAACCGTAATAGGCACGAATGGCTTCCATAGTGACCGTTATCACAGGGTTTGTAGAGAACTTGCGATCTGCGTTCGATACTTCCTTCGACACATATCCCGTATTGATGGAGGACGCTCCATTTCTCGGAAGAAAGAACATCGTTCCATCAACGGGGGTGTAGTTTCCAGCCAATGTCGCATATTCTTCCTTTACGGAATCGTTCAAAACATTTTCCGCATTGGAGAACGATGTTTCTCCGTTTGTGGAGACAGAAGCACTCGGCATGAAGTTGGACTTGATTTGAACAGCTCCAAACCTTGTTTGCGTCAACACACAGCGACAAGCGTTTGCTATGATCTGCAATGCTTCCTTGTGCTTCACCCTCGGCATGGGATTGTTGGTGTATAGCTTCTTCAACCTCGGGTCGATATAGAAATCAGACACGCCAGCGTCAGACAGAATCTCTTGCGCCAAATCGTAGTAGCTCTTTCCAGACGCACTATACAGACCCTTCGAGTATTCAGAATCCATATTTCTGAAAATGTCTTGGCAACGAATTGTCGCTGTGCTATCATCACTCTCCCATTCAGAACACAACAGGTGGTTTCCTTGAATCCACTCGATTTCCTCAGAGCCGGGAAGCTGATAGCCATACATAATGTCCATTTCCTGTCCCGTTTCGAGGTAGTTTATTGCGGATTTCGGATTATCCACATTGAAATATCTGTCATAGTTCTTCAACTGAACGGTGAAGTCAATCTGAGGAACATCTGCCCCAATGGGTGACACATAACTGTCCAGCGCAGAACTCATAACAGAATCGTTGTAGTAGACCAAACCATATCCAAAAAGGATAGAGTAAATGCGTAGCCGACTGGCAGGATTCTTCATGGTGTAGAACACCAATTTGATGAAGGTGGTGTTTTCCAACACCTCCTCCGTTCTCCAATCGGATTGCGTGTTACCACGGAACTCAATGGTTTGCCCGGTACTGCTCACAACATCGAAATCAACCGGGTAATTCTCTCCGAAATTGATCGAAAGACCTTTGAAGTCAATCGCCACCGTGTTCAAGCTGATTGTCAGCTCAAACATGGCTTCCGTGAGAAGTTTCTCCGAAATGATACCTGTGTCGTAATAGCCGCCGCTCGAGGTTTTGCGAGGAGGGAAGAACATAGACCCATCTACCTTCGTAAAATTCTCCTCGAGCGTGGCATACACCGTATCGTCAGGGTGTTCCCCGAAGATGTTTTTCTGGTTTGAAAAATAGGCAAACTCGCCATCGTCAATCGTTGCTTTCGCTTGGGCTTCCTGATTGACAAGTCCGAAAGAGATCATAATGTATGCTCTCTCTCGGAGGGAGGATTTCATGCTTTCTTTGTATGCCTTTGATACTTTCTGCATTTCATCGCCCCCTTTTACTCGCCAGTATCAATCAGGTTTACCTTGCAATCCTTGTAGTGAGTGGGAGTACCGTCAGGAGTAACCCAATAGGGTTCTCCTGTACGGTCTCCGCAATACATTCTCACAGTCTTTCGACTGTTCGTAACCGGGTCGTTGAAAGTCACATAGACGAAGAAATTGCTGAGTATGCTGAGTATTCTCTCCCATTGAGCGGCTGTAAGCCACGGCCACTCAAGACCATCTATTTTATACTGGTCTCGTCCAACTCTCTGACCCACCACAGCACCGTTAGCGTCACGCCCGGAATCGACAACAGTAGTCACGATCACCTTCACACCTCGTTTGCATGGAGGTAACTCATAACCATTTATCGCTAAATAAGCCATCGCTACCCCTCCTTACTTGGTGAAACTATAACCGTTTGCTTTCTGCTGTGTCACAACAGCGTCCGAAATAGTACGGTTGCCAACCTGTACGATGGTCTGTTCCTCCTTGTCAGCCTGTCTCTTAGTATCGGAAGCGATCTCCTTGAGAGTGGGTTCCACATACTCTTGATAGAACTCCCGCATTGCTCTGGACAAACTTTCATCGGAGAAAGAATTGTTGTAAGCCCTCTGCGAATCCTCATACACCGACTGAGCCAAAGCGTTTGTCGGGTCATAACTGCCGCCCACCGTAGCGAGACTTGCGTTCATCACATCGGAACTTACGAGAATGGAACGGATAATAGCGTTCGAGCAAACAACCATCTGACTGTTCATCGTTCGCCAATACCCGGTGAACTGCGACATACCAGCCACCACAGCACTTTTCATTGCCTGTGCGATCTGAGAACGATTCAGAACTTCGGTCTGTCCGTTGATATGACCTACCATTTCAGCACCGTTCTCACCAGCCACAAACATGGAGCCGTGTAAGCCAGCGTTCGCCGTTCCGTTTGCGTACATGGGAATAGACTTCCAAAATCCGCTGTTTCCTTTGGCATTTATGTAACCGCCGTTAGAGAACATCTTGAATCCATGTCCCGTGTTGTAGCCGCCGCTCGAAAGACCGAAGAAGCTCTTGATCGAAGACCACCCGGACTTAAAAAGAGAAATGCCGACAGAAACTTTGTTTCCAATCCACGAGGACAGAGAAGACCATCCCGACCTGAAAAGAGAAATACCAACCGAAACTCTCGTTCCGACAAAACTGCTAATCGAAGACCACCCAGACTTAAACAAGCTGATACCCTGACTAATCACCGGGAGATACCCAATCCAGTTCTTCACAGAAGACCACCCGGACTTGATAAGCGAAATCGCTTGCGAAATTGTGGGAATGTACCCAATCCAATTCTTTACAGTAGACCAGCCGCTCTTGATAAGGCTGATTGCCTGAGAGAGTGTCGGGATATTGCCAATCCAGCCTTTGATTGTTGTCCAACCAGACTTAACCAGACTGATAGCTTGCGAGAGAGTAGGGATATTTCCAATCCAGTTTTTTACGGTAGTCCAGCCAGACTTTATCAGGTTTATCGCCTGAGACAGAACAGGAATGTCACCAATCCAGTTCTTAATAGTAGACCAGCCAGACTTGATAAGCGAAATCGCTTGGGACAAGGTAGGAATGTTGCCAATCCACTCTTTCACGGTGTTCCAGCCTGTTTTCACAAGGCTTATTGCCTGAGACAAAGTGGGGATATTTCCTACCCAATTCTTAACAGTAGACCAGCCCTCCTTAATCAGCTCGATACCCTGCTGAACAATGGGAATGTTACCTACCCATTCTTTTACAGTAGACCAGCCGCTCTTGATAAGGCTGATTGCCTGTCCGATAACAGGCACATTTCCAATCCAGCTCTTAACAGAAGTCCAGCCCTTCTTCACCAGTTCAACAGCCGTTTCGATGGAAAGACCGTCTTTGGTAGCGTCAGACCACCATTCTTTAGCCTTTTCCCACCACTCGGAAGCGGTGTTTTTGATCTCAACGACCATATCCGTTATAGGATTGTCCTCAATGGCTTCTCCGATAGGGTCAATGATGTTTTTCTTGACCCACTTGCCAATACCCTTGAGCGCACCAACGAGACCATTGAGCAAACCTTCGATACACATTTCACCGATTTCGATGAATACAGTAGAAGGAGAGTGAATACCGAGAGCTTCTTTCACACCATCGACAAATCCGCTTACGAAATCGCCAATGGCCTTTCCGATAGACTTGAATCCCTCTACAATTCCGTCAATGATGGATTTACCAACATCGACCAGCCACTCCCAACCGCTCTGAACTGCGTTCCAAATGGCTTCGGGCAAACCCTTGAACCACTCTGCGATTTTTTCGATGGTCTGCGGAATTGTTTCGGTAAAAAACTTGGGTAAGGTTTCGGTGAAGAAGGTCTTGACCGAAGTGGTGATGGTAGTCCAAAGGTTGGAGAACCAATTCGGGATTTTCACGGTAACGAAGTCAATACCAGACTTCAACGCATTTCCGAACCATGTGCCTACATCGTGACCCAAACCGTACCAATCGAAATCCTTGATAGGTTGCCACAAATCTGTAAACCATTGAGAGATTTCAGACGGAAGGTTTTTCAGCCAGCCGACAAAGCTGTTCCACAAATTCGGAATTGTGACCGTGAAGAAGTTTTTCAAAAACGAGGTGATCTCGTCCCAATGCTCGGTGATAAGGATAATTCCGTCAGTAATCAAACCAACGGCGAGACCAATGAGTGCGCCGATACCAGCACCAATCGGGCCACCACAAGCACCGATGATCGCACCAATACCAGCCGCCGCCGCTGTCGAGCCAGCGGGGATAAGCAGACCGTTGAGCCAGTTCAGCCCGTTCTTGATTGCGTCATAAATGCCGACAAAATATGCGGGTACACCAGCGATAATCGCCGCAATACCAGCTCCAATCGCCGCACCAGCCGCCGTAGCAGAACCGAGACCCAAATTGGTAGCCGCAGTAGCCAAAGCCTTTGCAACGGCACTATCCGCAAATGCGGTTGTTATCCAACCCGCAATGCCTTTACCCAACAAAGCACCGCCGCCTACTGTGAAAATACCGCCGCCAATAATCTGTGCAAAGTTCATGCTATTCAGTTCATTCCGAATAGCGTCCATAATGCCAGACCACTCGAGGGCAATACCAGCCACAGTAAAGCTGAGACCTATGGAAAGAGTTAGAGCATTGCCAAGTCCTGCTTTTTGCAGATTCTTGATTGTTTCCAATGCAGTCAGGACAGCACTCGATATTTTCCAAGTAGCAAGCCCCAACCCGATTGCTCCAACAGTAGTGAGAATACGCCCAAGACGAGTGTGAAGGAAATCGCTCCAACTGTCGATTTCATCGGTCAGACCGAGCCATTCCTTCATTTTCTCAACGATTTCGTCTACCTTTGAAGCGACAGCGTTTCCGAGGAAGTCATACTCAGGGAGATCAATCCCCAAATCGCTACCGCCAACACCGACACCAGAACCAGCCCCTCCGCTTCCAGAAGAACTGTCATTGGGAGAGATTATGTTCAGCTCGTCAATGCCAAGCATGGCATTTTTGAGCTTCTTCGCCGCTTCCGTAGCGTCTCCCAAACCGTCAGCCGCACTTCCAGCACCGTCAGCCAAATCGCCAACAGCGGAAGCTCCTGCGGAAATGCCAGAGTAATCGACCTCGGGTAATTCAAATCCGAAGAAACTGGCAATAGCACTTGCGAGAATCCGAAGAATTTTAGCCAGAGCGATTGCGTAGGGCAGAACAGCGTTCAGAGCCGGGATAAAAATATTACCCAACGCTCTCGCACATTGCGTCACTTGAGCTTGAAGAACTCTAAGCTGGTTGGCGGGAGCGTTAAGGGTTCTCGCCATGTCTCCCTGCGCCACCGTAACCTGTGTCATAATGGCGTAGTACCGAAGCTGAGATTTCTCCGCTTGGGTCATTTCCATAACAGACTTTTCAATACCAAGATTCAACGCTTCCTGTTGCAACCGAGCCACAGAGAGGTCGTAACCCAAACGGCGAAGCGGCTCAAGCTCGCCAGAAATACCAGACTGCAATTTCTGAAAAGCGTCTTCATAACTGATATTGAAGAAAGAAGACAGGTCGTAACCGAGCTGTGTCAGGTTCTTAGACATGAGGTATGCTTGATCGCTGGCTACGCCAAAACCAGAAATGATCGTATTGAACACACCCTGATTTCTCATCCATGCTCTGGGGTCAATACCCATCAATTCTCCAACTGCTTCGGCATATTTTTGAGCTTCCTCCGCATACTCACCCATAGAAACCGAAAACAGGTTCAAGTTCTCGATATAGCTATTGGATTCAGTAATCCAAGAAGCGATAATCCTCGCACCTGTTCTTACGGCATTGATAGCCATATTGAGCTTTGCCCACAGGTTGATGTAGCTGTTAGCCGCCCTGTTGTTCGCTTGCGGGATTGCGTTTGTAGCAGTAACAACCCGGCGAATATTTGTAGGCAATCTCGTAAAAGCGTTCGACACCGTGTTCAACTGATTTGCCAGAGGTGCGAGCGCATTGGACAACTGTTGTAACTGCGAAGTGAGAGTAGACCAATTCACAGAGTTAAGGGTCTGCGCCAACTGCGGTAACTTCTGCAACTGAGTAATCGTGGATTGAAGACCAGAAGCCTTACCAATCGCACTCAACGGCTGAATAGCAGAGGACAGTTTTCCAATACCAGAAAAATCCGCACCGTTCAAAGAAGAAGCGGCACTACCGATATTTTTGAGCTGGTTTCCGATAGAGGAAGAAATCTTGACGCTACCCAAATTCTTCAATTTCGACAAACTGTTTACCAACTTGTCGATTTTGTCAATCGAAGAACCGTCCACAGATTGAAGGGCGGTGTTGAGATTGCGTACCTGATTAGCTACGCTGGTAAGTCCCACACCGCCCTTTACTGCATTTTTGAGCTTAGACAAAGAAGCGGAAAGAGCGTCTATACCTTTACTCGCCGAAGTGGAACTCGATTGTACTTCCAGCTCGAGACTTTCGATTGTCGTAGGCATAAAAACTCACTTCCTTTCTCCAAACCTTTTGTTGTTCGCCACCATATACGCTTGCATATAGAGCAAGCCTTTCTGTGACTTTGCCTTTTCCTTTTTCGACTTCGCACTTTCCATCTTCTTTTCGGTGATGGGGTATGCTTCCTCGACATAAGGTTGCGGCTTTGTTCCTTTCTTGGCGAAAGCATGTAGAACAGGAGCCACCCTCAAAAGAGCGTCATATATGTACATTCCTTGAAGCCATGCTTCTTGATTGACACGCTCTTTGCGAAGTTCTTCCGCTCTGCGATAGAACTTCACAAGGCAACAGTCCTTGTCCCAATACTGTTCTTCCGTCATTCCTATTGATAAGTAATAGGGGAACTTCTTGTAGAAAATGTCCGAATAAGGAGAAGGGGAAGCGAAGCGATTCTCACGCTCGCTTCCCCACTCAGCGGACTTATCGTTGGACAGCGAATCACTTACCAACTCGCTGTCCAGTTCAGGTTTCCCTCGGATTCTGCGGGTTCCTCAACCAGAGCCATGATCGGTTCGTTGTACATTTCAGCCAGCTTGCCGATCAGCTCCTCCTTGTTCGTCAGCTTCGCAAAAATCGCATTGATAACTTCCTTCTTCTCGAAGCGATGATGGGCGAGAAATGCGCCCTCGAAAAGAGCCGGGAGAGTGGACATGGGCTTGCTCTCAACCTCTGCGGCGATAAAGCCCTTCTTCTCCATTTCGGTCACGGTGCGGCGGGTGTACTCGAGGGTATAATCCTTGCCGTTATAGGTGAAATTCAACTGCTTTGCCATGATTGTTTCCTCCTTGAAATTTTGGTTACGCCTGTTCGTCCATGCTAATAGGAGTGGACGGGGCAATGGTGATGGTCATGTCAACAACCTCGTTGACACCGCCGCCGACAGGGAAGACGGACAACTGACCATTGAACTTGAACTTACCGTCAGAGCCAGTAGGAGTAACGGTATCGCCAGCTTCCGTACCGCCGAACCAGACAGCATACTCCTTGTCCTGACCTTCCAGAGCTTTCAGCTTCTTGTAGTCCGCGAGAGTGTAGTTGGAAGTGAACTCAAGAGCGTCAATGCTCTGAATACCGGGAATGTAGGTCTGCATTTTGTCAGACAGAGTGGTGGTTTCCAGCATTTCGGGAGTGCCGCCGAGATCGGGGAACTCTTTAATGTCAACTACCTTCTCCCATGCGGAAGTGTTTTTCTGCATGAGGAAAATTTTATATGTGCTAATAGCCATGATTCTTACCTCCTGTAAATGACTTTGTTTTTCGATACGATAGCTCTGTACCGAGCCACCATGCGATAAACGGTTGCGTCCTCCTCATTGGGAACGGGATTGAGAAGCGTCCGTGTGAATCCAAAGCTCGCCATGAGACTGTCGATGTAGGAGATAATCTCTTTGCACTCGGCCTTTTTGCCGTTATGTTTGTTCGAGTACACATTGACCTCGTAAAGCAACTGTGCATGATTTTCGATACACTCGGTTGTTCGAGTGTTTCTATAAATCTGATTATCCACCTCAACGATTGACGCACATGGAAATGAGGGAGGGGACTTTACATATTCACCAGTAAGGAAGATTTGTGAGTATTTTTCACGAACCTTCACAGAAATGCTGTTGAATATTTCTGTCTCAATGTCAATCACACGAACACCTCCTTCGCTATTTGCTGAATGTCATTGCAAACGGAAGTTACAGCTCGTGCCATAGGCATTACTGCGGGAGTACCACGAGTGAGTTTTAGTTCCCCCTCCTCGTAAAATCCCCATACTTCCTTTTTCCCGTTTCCTTTCCCGAAACCGCCGATTATCATTCCGAGTTCAGCACCGTTCGGGTGAGGAGAAGAACCGGGAGAGCCATTATGGTACACACCAGCACCAAACTCGACCCATACTGCGTCCTCGCCGCTTGCGATCACCACAGTAACAGAACCACGATTATTTACAGACACATCGACCTGTGCAAATCGTTGACCTCCTCGAACCAGATCGTCCACAACCGCCCCTGCGAAGCCTTTTTTCGCTTCGTCAGCCAGCCTTTCGGCAACCTTATCTCGAAGAAGCTCTGTCTTTCTTTGAATCTCTCGTTTGTAGTCAGCCAGTTCTTTAATGGCTCTATCAATGTCCTGCTCGGAAAGTTTGAAAGATATTTTCTTCTTACCCACGGACATTCACCTTGCTTATCGCGATGGAAACGCTGTTCAAACTCTTGGCAACCTTCTTCACGATATAATCGTGAGGAGTGATAACCTCTCCCTTGTCGTTGAGCTTTAATGCCCCGAAATCGTCCACCAGAGGAACGGTGTCTACCCACAAAACCGTATATTCGTTGATCTGCGGTGCGCTATTATCCATGACAATAACCTTGTCGTAGGCTTCGCTTTCTCCGAACTGACGGGTTGTGGTCTCACCCTTTGCGGCAGAAATATTCGCCGAACAGCTCTCAGGATTTTCGTACCGAAGTTCGTACTCACCTGTCAGGTTTCCGTATTCATCGACTTTGGGGACTTTATCTTTGTACAGCGCATAATGGAATTTGCTTTTGTTCCTCAACATTGTTCTCATTTGATTACCCCCACATGAGGAGTAACTACTCTGAGCATTGAAGCGGGAATGTCGGCATTTTCGTAAGAACGAGAAATACCATTCTCAGAGTGAGAGGTCTGTCCCTCCGCACCTCGTTTGTTGAGCATATAGGCGGCGATTTCACATTGAAGCGTATCATATTGAACAGGCACTTCCGTAACGCTTGGGTCATACGGATATGCCCTCGCAATGATCTTTCTCCCCGCCAATTTGAGGTAGGTGGACAGAACATCGTCCGTGTCAGAGCCACCGACCATAGCTTTGAGAGCAATCAGCTTTTCTTCATCGTTCAAGTTGTCCACCTCCTATTGTTTACTTGATCTCGTAGAAGCCCTCGCTCTTGGGATTGCTCTCAGGAGTACCAACGATGTAACCGTTGTCGAGCTGTGCATAATAGACCTTTTCAGGTTGTACGGTAGTGTCTTCGGTGAGGGAAGCCGTACCCTTCACGATCTTCACCGCTTTGGTGGCGTCAGTCAAAGCCGCAAGATAATACTTGCGAGACCAGATGGTATTCTGACGAATATCACCATCACGATCAGTCTCAACCTCAACGCCCTTCTTGTTGAAGATAGTAACCGCCTGACGAGTAGCGACCACCACCGTACCTTTGGTAGCGTCCTTCTTGGTGTAAATGTTCACACCGCCGACAGTACCGATGTAGCCGGAACGGGCAAATGCTTCCACATACTTGAGGTCTTCGGCGAGGTTCTTGCGAAGCTCTGCGGTATCACCCGGATTGATGAAAGCAAACGCCTGAGAAGCAACCTTCTCGGGTTCGTTATCGGTGCTTTCGATGTTCAGACAGGCAACTGCGTCCACAAAAGCGTCAAAATTCATCTTTGCCGTAGGAACGACAATGACCGCCTTTTTGAACTCAGTGTACACATCGCCATTGACGGTGTTGAACATATCAGTACCCATGTGACGAGTACCGACAGGAACGAGCATGGGGTCGGTCATTTCCTGCTCGTCATAATACTGGAACTTGTTCTGAGCCATGAGAATTTCGTACTCCTCCTGAGTATAGGAAACCTCAATGGTCTTGCTGTTGCCCTGACCCATCGTGAGCTTCTCGGTGCCATTGGTGGCCTTGTAGACATTGATCTTGCGCTTCATGCCAGCCGTACCCACCAGAGAATTGTCAATGGTACAGAACTGCTGTAAATTCAGATGGGAGTTGTACTGATCTTCCACCTCATTGGAGAGGTAGAAGTTATCGTAAATCTTGTGTGCCATTATTCATTACCTCCATACAATTCTTTGTACTCGGTGGGGTGTTCCACCGAATACTGGTAGCGTTCCTGCGGGGTCATAGCCCGAAGGGTTTTGAGCGTCATGGTTTTCCCGTCCCCATCGGGGGTAGGCTTCGGGGTATCTTTAAGGGCTTCCGCACGAATCTTCTTGCCGTATGCTTCGAGGTGCTTCTGCTGGTTGGCAAAAACCTTTTCGGTATCGCCGTTCGCCATAGCTTCGGCAGTTTCGGTGGCGAGCTTTTCCTCATAACCCATCGCCAAGAGCTTTGCCTTGTTCTCGGAAACAGTAGTTTTATGAAGCAGAGCTTCATAATCCTTTTGGAGCTTTTCACGCTCCTCCTGTTCCTTCTGCTTGGCGGCTTCGTCTTCGGTCAGCTTGGCCTGTAACTGCTTCTTCTTCTCAGCCAGCTCGGAAGCGGTCTTGTCGAAAACATCTTTCTTCACATAGCCGCTGTAATCGGGGTCAGGGGTGTCATACCCCTCCAAAGCGGCAATCTTCTGTTCCGGGGTCATGTTTTCGTAACCCTCGATCTTCGATACATCAATCTTTGCCATACGAAAGTCCTCCTTGTCTTTTTAAGTCTTCTGTGACTGCATTTGCGATTTAAGGTTTCTCTACCTTTTGCGATTTGTTAAGGCGGTTTCTCTACCGCCATATTTGAAGCGGCGAACCGCTCAAACATCTGTTTTTCCATTCGAGGGATTGTTCTCCTCGGAAGGAGTAGGGTTCTTTTTGGCAAGAGCTTCTGCCTTTGCCTGTTGCTCCTCGTAATACTTCATGCTCATGGTGTAAGCACTTTCGGAATCAGAGAACATACCGCTGTGCTGGAAAGCAAGTTGCGGGTGAATCTTAGGCTCTTGGAGCATGGAAATGAGAACCTGAGATTTGCTCTGTATTGCTTCGTAATTTCTCCGAGTGAACTTCATGTCAATGTCTTTCAGATAAAGATTGACATTTCCGAGGTCTCTACAAATCCGAAGAACCAGCTTGAGCATTTTCTTCTCGGAACGCTTGAACACATTCTCGCTGTCCTTTGCTCTCGCTTCTGCGTCAGACCAGCCATCACGAAGCAACACCGCAGAACCCGTATCACTTGTGGAAGCACCGCCGTTTCTGTTAGGCATACCACAGATCGTGAGAACCGCATTGTAAATATCGTCCTTGAGCGTCTGCGATTGTGTCTGATTCAATTCGGAGGTGACTACCCCAACATCAGCGGATTGTCCATCTACGGACTTTACTTTGATTGCCCCGAGCTGTAAAAACTCCTCGTATTCCTCTTTGGTAATATCGCAGTTAATAAACTTGATGAAGGCTTGAACCAACTGCTCAATACCGTCCAGTCTATTGCTGTCGATCTTATTGATAGCGTCCAGAAGGGGGAGTACGACCTCAAAAGCACCCAACCTTGCATTGTTTGCGGGGTACTCAAAAATCGGAACCATGTTGAGAGCGTGTGGCTTCGACTTTTCCTTGTTCAGAATGTCACCGTCAACATGGAAATACCGATTTTCGGTATAAATGGAGTAATGGAAGATTTCATCATCGTCCTTACTGTATTTGACAGCCATGATAGGCTTGTTCCCGATCTCATTGGAGTACACAACAAAGGTGTCTCTCGGGTCGAGAGTGTACAGTTCAAACGATGCTTCGTCTTCCTCTCCCGGTTCATCAGGAAGGACAAGACGATATGCCGTTCCGCAAACCATCTGCCATTCCACAAGCTCCTGATCTTGAGCGGCCTTATCTTCCGCAAACATCATTTCGTTCAGAGCGTTAATCTGAGATACGATTTCCTCGCCGCCCTTGCGACTTACATACTGGATAGGCTCTCCGCAGAGATAACCAACCTTGAAGGAGACAATCTCATTCGCTCGGTTCTCAACGATTTTGTTGCAGATTTCGGGACGCACATCTTTCTTTCGGCGAAGGATAGGCTGATCGCCACGATAATACTTCCACAGGTAATCAATCTCGCTACGATTGATTGAATGGGTTGCCATTGCTTTGTTCAGAACATCGACCACATTATCCTCGGTGATTTCCGTAACGCTCGTTTTGATAATGCGTCTGCCAAACATAACCCGTGTTTCGTTGAGAGGTTTGCTCTCGTCAACCTGATTTGCCACGATTGCCCCTCCTCCTTTCCCGAAAAAATAAAAATGGGCGCATAATTGTTCGAGGACTGAAACCTCGTGCAATCATGCACCCATAAAATCGCTATATGATTTTCTACACACTATAATACCACAATATATAGTGCTTGTCAACTGTACAATACACAAAATATAGTGTTTTAGCAGAAAAAGTGTGATAGAGCAATCCTTTTGCTATTACCACGGACGCTTGAAGACCTCAACCTTCGCCGCTCCCAAGCTCTGAGCGTACTCCGCAAGCATAGCCATTCCGTCAGGAACATCATCGTGCTTATTCTTACCAGACATGGTATAAGAGCAAAGCATATCCATCATTTTCCCATAGTCAGACTTTTTCTGATAAAGAGAACTGTCCTTGAACAAACACCGCTCTTTGACCCATGCGCTGTTGACGATGATTTTTGTTTCTTTGTTGGCGGTGGTGAACTTTGTGGTGATCTTGGTGATACCGCCTCTCTTTTTCACCTCGTTCTGTATCTTCTCGGCAACACGACCTCCCGCAGAGTTCGATTCAAAGCGACAGCTTTTCACCTTATCCCTGACAAGAATCTCGGTCAGCCGAGCGTCAACGATGTTCGGAAGTCCGTTATCACATACACAATCATCAATGTAGTAGTCCTGACCGTAGACATAAGCAACCGGGAGAAAAGCATAGTCAGTACCTTTGTCCTTCGTATCACAAATGCCGATAATTGCGTCAGGTTCTTCCGAAGGAAGCTCAAAGTAACGGCGAAGCTCGTCTTGAGAATACACAAGACCTTCACGCTCGATAGGCTCGTTCATGTACAATGCTCGCCAGCTCACATCGTCCATAATGTCTCTCTGTTCGTGATAAAAGCGTGTAGAGAAACCAACGCCATACGCATAGTCAAAATTCGATTCATCGTTTTCGTCCAATGCGGGAACGACAATGAATTTCGCACGATCGTTGTCAGCGTACTCTCGCTCAAGTCTGCCAATTACATCATGGACAGACCAGCGTGTAGCGATATGTAACTCTTTGCAATGATCTCCGATCTTACGCTGTCGAAGGTCGGTGGTGTAGGTCTCCCACAGCTTGTCCAATCGCTCCTTACTCAAAGCGACTTCAATACCAGACACCAAATCGTCACAGTACAAAAGCGTAGCCGCACGATACAAACCCGCATTACCCGTTCCGATAGAAGTGAACTCCAATGTCTCGAAACGCTGACGCTTATCGAGGTCAATGCGGCAATCCTTCGCATTGGTATTGGACACCTTCACGGCGGGAAAAACATCATGCCAGAGGTAATCTCCGTCCTTGTCCAAAATTCGCAGACATTCATCGTACACACCTCGAATAAATGCGTTGGAGTGACTGCCCGTAAGCATGGGGTCATTGGGAACCTTCCCGCCGAGCCATGTGAGGTAGAAGATCGCCAGCGTGGTTTTTCCGCTACCGGGAGGAAGGGAGACTGCGAGCAAGTCCAATTTATCATCGGCAAGCTCTTGTAGTGCGTCAACCACTTGCTTTAATACAGGTCTCCGTGGAGGATAAAACTTCTTCTCAGGCTCTCTGTTCCATTCGATGTAAAGCAAATAGGAATCAAAGTCAAACGGTGCGACGGCGAGCAAGACCTTTTTGTGAAGCCCAAATAAAAATCTCAACATCTTGTCTTCTTTGGTCTTCGGAATCCGATTTTCGATTACCTGAGACAAGAGCTTGAGATATTTTACGGCAAGAGCTTCGTCTGTCTTCATCGCTTCCTCGCACATATAGTACAAATCTTCGTATGCCTGACTACCATCGGGCTTTTTCTTGATCGTAGTCAGGATTTTCTTGAGCAACTTTTCCATACATACCTCCAAACAAAGAAAGAGTGCGTTACCGTTCAGAGATTTCTCTCTGTGCGATAACGCACCCACATTCAATCTGCTGTATAAAATATATTCCCATGTCCATCACGAACGCCTACTACGGTGTTATCCGTAACATAGAAATAAAAAATATGCTCCATGTCCATATATCCAGAATATCGCTCCCCGTAAGCCCAATCGTCAATTTGTTTCCATTCGTATATATCTGTCAAATCATAATGGAAAACTCCAACTTTGCTCTTATCCGTGAGTTCGATACCCTCAAGAACCGATTCAAGACTTTCGGCAAGTTCTAAAGAAACCTTATTTTTCTGAGAAAATTTTTCGGCTTCTGTGGCTTCCTTTTCTTCCGCTGTGCTTTGCTCTTGGTTAATTTCGTTCTCTGTGTGTTCCGAAACGGAATCTGTCGAGTTTGTTTGCTCACTTACATTTACGTTTTGATTTGTGTCTGTTTCATTTTTATCTGACACGGGAGTAATGGCAAAACATATTGCAAACACCGTCACAGAACACGCAAGATACAACCCCCAAGTCCTTTTTCTTGGCTTTTTCTTAATACATTGTATTAAGAACCCGACAAAAAATATCAAAGTGCAAAACACACTTATGACACCCAAAAAAGCAATCATAGTCCCAAATCACACCTCCAATGGGAGTATAGGGGTATGGACACCTTGCACCCAACCCGTATCTCCATATTTGTACTGCCCCTCATAGAACTTCCTGTTTGCAAGAATCCCTCGAATGGTGGAGGGCTGGAACCTCTTTCCCTTACGGGTTCGATAGCCCTTGTCGTAGAGAATGTCACAAATGTCCGTGAGGGGAGTGTGCTTCACATCATGTTCTCTGAAAGCAATCTCCACAATGGGACGCTCTTTCGGGTTCAACATGAGAACCCCATCGACAGCATAATACCCGTATGGCTTATTGCCGCCAGAATAGCCGCCGCATTGAGCTTTGAGAGATCTCCCTTTGCCAGTACGCAGAGCGATGTTTTTCCGTTCCTGCTCTGCAACGAACATCAGAAGGGAACGATAGATGTTGGCGAAATCGTCTCCCTCTGAAAAATGCTCCTCGGTTGACAACAAGGCCACATTGCGTTTCTCCAATGTGTAGAAATAGTAGAAGTACAGTTTCGTATCACGAGCAACACGGTCATTCTTGAATACAATCACAGCGTCATGGTGCGGTAACTGATCGGATTGATAGAGAATCTTATCAAGTTCGGGGCGATTGTCCTTCGCACCGCTGATTGTGTCCGTCAGCCAACAGACAATTTCATAACCGTTTTCCTGAGAGTAGGAGAGAATGGCCTGTTTTTGAACCTCAATGCCGTATTTATCGTCAGCGGATTGCTCCTCCGTGGACACACGGACATAGCCAATCGCCTGTTTCACGAGATAATCACCTCCTCTTATCCGATATGGATAACTTTTAACGCTTATCGTGTTGTACGAAGTAGTGAAAGTAGTTCTTTTTCAATTTTTGCGGGAATTTCGCCTATAAGGGGGTCTATATAGTGAAAGTTTACGCAAAAACCGATTTTCAACTACTTTTACTACTTCTCAGCCCTCGGAACATAGGTTAATTCAATGTCATACCCAAGTGCTTCGAGCATTTCCACGAAGGTCTTGTTCACGATACCGTCCTTCTTTTTGATGATACGGTTCACATACTGCCCGGTCGTGCCGATGGTCTCGCCGACCTGCTGTTGGGTCATGTTGGCTTCAAGGCATTTCACCTTCACATCAAGCTCAATATTGTTCTTAACCATCACTTTTCCTCCTCTTTGTATTTTTCACAAGAAAACTCATAATCAGGGACTTCGTCACCTCGACATGGACATTCTTCGTTTTCTTTACACCAAAAGTGGGGAGAGGGACATTCAAAGAATTGCAGATTGGCGCAAATTGCACAGCATTTGTCTTTCATTCTCTCTCCTCCGATTTTAATTTACAAGTCTTACATTTTTCCATTTCGGTAATGACCGTCCCCTGTATAGGCTCATTGAACAAATGGCAATTTGCCGTAATGACCCGAATGAATTTCGGATAGGTGTCTGCGAGAGTGGTACATTCCAGCTCAGATACACCGAAGGATTCTTGGTGCGGACAGTCTTTGCATGAGCTTCCATCGGGAATATTAAAGCGAATTTCAGCCATTTCCAAACCTCCTCGTAATGGATTTGGTTATAGTATAGCACTTTGGACAATGTTTGTCAACACAAATCGGATAATAAATTATCTTAAATGAGGTCTTTTTATAATTTTGGGGTACTCGAAGCACTCCCTCCCCCAGCTCGGGCGGTGCTGTGTCCCCCTCCGGGGGATAGCAACCCGCCGCCCGTTCCCCCGGCTTGCACGCTCTGGACAACCCGCCCCGCCGCCCGTTTGCGGCTATTCAAGATTAGCTTTTGCGCCAACCCCGACACAGTACCCGCAACCGATCAGAACAACCGCCCACGGCGGGGCGGCTCTGCGCGCCCTCTGTGCGGCTCTGTGCGCCGTCTTTCGGGCTTGCCATGTCTGGATATTCCCCAATCATTGCGGGGGCTGTGCCGTGGCTGTGTGGCGGCATGGAAGGGCGGGAAAAGGGCAAAAGAAAAGCCGCCCACGGCGGGGCGGCTCTGTGCCTTACTTATTCATTTTCAAAAGCTCTGCAAGGACAACCAACGGAAAAGCGATAATGCAAAGGACAACCAACACACTCCCACCCCCCTTACACGAAAATAAACCGTTTCGCCGTGGTGGTTTTGGTGAACCGATCAGCAACGGCGGGGGCGTTCTTTTTCAATGCGGCTGTGTCAATGCGGGACGAAACAACGGTTTTATATGTGGCTTTGTGTTCGTTCCCTGTCAAGACTTCCAGCCCGTTCTCCTCCATGTGCTTTTTCAAAATATCTTTCAAACTGTCCACCGTGGCGGCGATTTCCTCCGCCATTCGGGTATATTGCGCCAATTCCTGCATGATTGCGTCAAGGTTATTTTGTGCGATTTCGTTGTAATTCGTCATAATGTTTACACCTCCGTATAATAAGCCGTTTTTGTGTAGCCGCCAAATTCAAAAAGCGTGATTTCTTCCGGGTTTGCCCCTGTGATTTCCGCTATTTCTTTCTTTATCTGCTCCGTGTTCCAGCCGATACAGTAAACAGAATACCCGCTAATATCTTCCGGGGCTTCCGGGGCTTCCTGTTCATCATGTATAATCCATTCTGTACCTTCATTGAAATATTGCGTTTCAAATTCCTGCAAGGCTTCCTTGCTCCATTCGTCAACGGGGTAAAATATTTCTTGCCAATCCCTTTGACAGCTTCCCCGGATAATAGACCATTCCCACGGCCTACCGTCCACGATAGAAAGAACCTTGCAAAGTATTTCATTTTCTTTACTACAAGCACAACATGAATAATCAAGAATCAGACAGCGCAAGGCGTGTATTGCGTTGGTGCTGTACTTTTTGCCGTTCGTTGGTGGTAAATATTCCGTGATTGCTTGCGTTGCGTTCTTGTACCAATCAGCCCAATTTTTCGGATATTCCAGCACTTCCGCAAGCTCCCCTTGTTCGAGTACATTCCGCACATTCTCGAAAAGCTCCGGTTTATGGCTGTGATAATCACGATTTCCGCAAACTGCGATATTATCGGGGAAAAATTCATCACCCATGAAAAGGGGGCTTTCCTGATATTCCGGGGCAATCTGTCTTGCATAAGCCTTCATCGTGTTATACCTCCATATAACTATAATCGTACTGTTTAACCGTTCCCATTGTTGCCGCCGTGGGCTTTTCGCCCGTGAACCGATCAACCCACACAACCGGGATATAAAAAGCGGTGTATCTGCCTGTTTCTGTGTTGGTGCAATTATAAAATTCAAAAGCGTTCAAGAGCTTTTCAAAATCCACCCCGGCACAATTTTCTTGCGCTTTATTCATATCCATATCAAGCCGAAACGGGGAACCGGGGCGCAAATTGCAAGGGCAGAAACGAACGGTTAAACCGTTGTTATAGGCTTTTCGGGCTTGCTTTTTGTCTACCCGCTCAAAAGTAAAGCCGTTTTCCGTAAAGGTGTACTGTCTCATTCATTGCACCCCCTTAAAAAGCGAACACAATATAATTGCCGTTGCACACATGAAGAACCGTTGTATAATCCTCCAAAACCTCTATAAGAGCGTCAATATATAAATCCTTGTTTTCTTCCCATTCGTCCGGGGAAAGTGCGTTTTCGTCTAACCATTCATCCCGATCAAGTAAATAACCATAATCGGAAATAAGGCTATCAAAATCAAGAGCCGCCCCGTGTTCCCCAAATTCGGAACAATCACAACAAATTGCAATCGGGTCAAATTCCATGTTTTCGTCAATTTCGTCATAGTATTCTAATAGAGCGTCAAGCCCGTTCATAGAATAATAATCACGATCCATTTTCTCAAAAACCTGTTTCATATCCCATGCGTTTACTGTCATTTTCATAATGTAAATACCTCCAATCCTTTTCGGATGATTTTTTGTCTGTTTCTGATTATAGGATAGCACAACGGGGATAACTTGTCAACACTTTTCGGATAATTTTTTAATCTTTTTCGTGTTATTCTTTCGTCCGCTCTGTGTTACCTCTATATAATAGGAAACAACACCGCCAACCGATCAGCCGCCAACCGATCAGCCCGGAAAAGCTCATTTTGCTTTACCTCTATAAAGCGTGAAAGTGCCGATCAGAAAAACCGGGGGATTTCGTGCGAATTTTTGCATAAAAAGAGCCGCCCATGCACCCCGGATAACCGGGCAAACAGGGCGGCATAGTCGCAAAGTCGATAGTCGCTTAGTCGTAGTCGATAGTCGCAAAGTCGATAGTCGTTGAGACCGAGCGGGAGAGGGATAGTCGCTTAGTCGTTGGAGGAATCCTCGTCCTCTCCACCTTGAGAAAGTCGCTTGTCCTTGTCAGCGGCAATGTAACGCTCTCTGATCTCGTCAGGGGAATAGTCGCTCTCGTCTCTGGTGTTCGGGGTGAGAACATACTCGGTCTTGTCTTGATAACCATAGTTGTTCTTGCCGAGGAAGATACCCGCCACGGGATTGACCTTGCCAGAGTTCATGTAGGTTTCCCACAAATTTTCCATCATGCGGTACGCCTTTTTAATGAGGTCGGCGGTCGGCTTGGGCAACGCTGTTTTGTAGCCAGCACCGCCCGTAGGAGAATCCGTAGCAATAGCCCGAAGCGTTTGGCGGGTCATACCATTCAACGCAAGAGCCATACCCGTTACGGTGGGCTTCATATCGTTCTCAGCATACAACTGGAAATAATCGCTCAATCTCTGAGCAACCTCCTCTGGATTCTTCATATCAATGTCGGGCATATTGAACAACGCAATCTGAACCTTCATAAACTTGCTGTTGTCTCCGTCCTCCAAGTTGTACCCGTTCATGCCGATCACCGGGGAGTTGCCACCCCTCGGCTTGCATTTCCGCTTTGCAGGTTTCCGGGTCTTGACAGGCTCGAGAGCTTCACCCGTGACAGTCGCATCGGCGGTTTTCTCCACGCCCTCGACAGTCTTCTTATCTAAAACAGTCTTCTCCATCAGAAAAGGTCTCCTTTCTTGTTATTCTTCATGCAGTAGTTAAAGTAGTTGAAAATCAAAATTTACGGTAACTTTTAATAGTAGGGATTTTTCTATATAGAGGAAGTTACACGCAAAACCTTAATTTGAACTACTTTTACTACTTCATACAACCAACCAGCCCGTCAGACCGAAAGATTGTTTTGCAACACAATTCGGACGATTTTACAAATGTCGTTTTTGATAAAAAATCAATCCGATTCGTGTAAATCGTTGTTATTTACCTCCCAATCAAGAGCATAGAGACGGGGCAATAATAAATTTTCCCATCGCTTTCCCTTATATGGACATACATTCCGCAACTTGTCACATGATATATCTTAACGATGAATCCGCTATGACCGTTATAAGTGACCGCAAAGTTTCCAATCTTAACCGTAGCAATCCCTCCTCAATCTGACAATAGCCTGTCAAGCCAATCTCCGCTTCGGAATATAACCACCATGCTCGGGAACGGGGCGGCAGTAGTTGCTTCTCCGAATTTAAGTCTTCCTTTTATGAAGCGTATTTCGGCTTTTCCGTAAATGTACTCATGGAAATACCGGGTGTCTGTCCTTGCTGGAATGAGCATGACAACCGTTGTGTTAGGCTGTCTGCTTTGCTCGTAGGCATATCGAACCCACTCGGATATTTCTTTTCCGTATGGGGGATTGCAAAATACGGTATGCCCCCCCCATTCATGTTTCAAGCCGTTTTGCTCTTTCGTGAAGTACATTTCGCACTTGTGGTTATGCTCGTCCGCACACGGGTCGAGGTCGAAATTGAACTCCTTGTCGAGCTTATCGAAGAAGTCTTGAGGTGTAGCCCAATCGTCAGTCTTTGACGAAAAACACGCTTTGATGTTTGCCATCAAACCACCTCCTTGAGCTTTAACCCCCAATAGATCACGAACCCGCTGGAAGTCGATTTCCTGTCAAACCACTCAGGGTGACGCTCCATTTCAGAGTTGAATTTCCTCGCTGAGAGGACGAAAGCACCTTCGGACTTCGCCCAAATCTTGAACGCTTGATACAGGTCTTTCGCCCGGATAGTGACAGATTCATCACGCACACAGCGGTTCTCGAGGAACTGCAACACAATGTCGTTGTCCCGCTCGTACTTCTTGACAACCTCTTTCAGATTGCCGCTCATGGTAAGCCCACGCTCTTTGTAGCGGATATACCCACGCACGAGCCACATGAAAATACCGCTCATGCTGGACTGCTCGCACAGCTCGTCCTTGAGGTGAGTGTCCTGCTCCTCCGGGGAGAAATGCCTGTTGAACTCCACCACCTTGATACGCTCGGAAGCGAACAGGCTCTTGTCTGTAACCATAGGGAGGTCATTACAGGACAACCAGAGAGTGAACTGCGGCTTGAAGGTGATCGCCGATTGATAAAGCGCACGAGCTGAGATTTCTTCGCCGCCCGTAAGCTGTTTGATTTTCTCCTCGTCCAGCTTCCCGTATTCATTGCTCTCGGACATAGTGATAAAGCGTTTTCCCTTCAACCCGGCGAGCGTGGGGGAAGCGGCTTCTGCGTCCTTCTGCCTGTCTCCTCGACAGATCATGCCGACAGGAGCAACCTTCGCATAGTCCCCGAGCATGGTCTCCACGGTGTTGAGCAAGGTAGATTTACCGTTTCGGGTGGTCTTGCCGTGAAGAATGAACATACACTCCTCATTGCTCATACCGAGCATGGAATACCCCAAAGCTCTTTGCAGGAAGTCGGCCTTGTCCTTGTCCCCCTGAGTAACCTCGTCTATGAATTTCTCCCACCGCTCGCACTTAACATCACGAGAGACGGTATGGCTGAAAGCGGTTTGCATGGTGAGAAAGTCTTCCCAATTATGCTCACGGAAAGAGTAGTCTCTCAGATCGTATGTACCATTCAGACAGTTTATCAGATACGGGTCGCTGTCGAATTGCACCGCAGAGATACGAAGCTCACCCGTTGCGTCCTTGAGGATTCTGTCTCTCATGCGTCTGTCACCCATCTTATTCACAAAGCTGGTGTAGGACTTTCTCAGATCATCGTCTTCGATCTCACCGCAGTAGAGAATCATCAGGCGAACGAAGTCTTTGATTTTCTCGGACACGAGGATTGCGCCCTCGTCCTTCCTCCACGCACCCTCGAAATAGGTGTACCAGCTCCGATGTTCGGGGCAGTACCGGGCTTCGTGGGAGTACAACAGCCCGAAAAGGTTTGCCATACCCATTTCAGACCATTCAAAACCAGAGCTGGTCTCGTCCGCTTTTTCGGGGTGATAGTGCTTTATGAGGTACATCTTCGAGGATAAATCCTCGTCCATAATTACCCGTCCGTTGCGGGTTTCAAAAAGCTCCTGCATATCCCATCACCTCGTCACCGTAAGTTTGCCGAGGAGCTGTTCGTACAGGGACTTGTAGAGGTTTTTCTCCACGACCAGCTTCACCATGTCTTCCTCGGTAGAGTGGGAAACCGTCTTTTCCTCTACGGGGGGGGATATACCGAGAGAACACAGCATACCCCTGTTGATCGCCGCCATTTCCCGTTCAGAACAGGTACGGATATAATCGCCGAGCCTATCCTTCGACACGGTGTAAATGGTCTCACACAGAGCCGTAGACTGTACTTTGCACATAATGTCGATATGCGTAGGCATGGGCTTCTTGTCCTTTGTGGTAAGGTACACGACCTCGACACACATGGAATGTTCGTTCAGTTCATCACACGACACGACAATACCGGGTCTCCCGGCTTCGTTGCTTGGGTCTGTGGAATAGAACTTTGAGTTGGAGATATAGAAAATATCTCCTCGCTTCACCCCCTTGTGGGGATTATTAAAATAGTTCATTACTTTCTCCCTCCCAAAACTGCGATTGCACATTTCTGTTTGTCCTCAAGCCACCACGAACACTGTTCTTTGATACAGAAGACAGGCTGAGTGCCAACACTCACTTTCCCGTTTTCATCAACTACAGTATTAGTAGTAAGCAGAGGACAAATTGCTTTGCCCTCTGCCATACTTTACTCCTCCGTAAAGAACTGCTCGAAGCTCTCAGAGAGAACCTTGTCCCGAGTGACGATGTTGGAGTTCTTGGCAGAGCCGTTTCCTGCGGCAATGTCGTACTCCTCGCTGTGAGAGCCGAAGAAGTCAACCAGCCAGTCAGCCATCATGTCAGCGTCAATGCCATCCTCAACCGCTTTGGCGAAGTAGGGGACGAGGGAGATCAGGTGGGTCTCGGTGTACAGCTTCTTGGCAATCGCTTTCTCCTTGAGATTGTCGGTCAGAGAGAAGTGGGTGTCGTGAATCAGAGAGAACACCTTGTCCAGCTTAAGCCGCTCCTCGTTGGTGATCTCGGTGGTCTCGAACAGGGGGTTGAAGTCCTTGCCCTCGAAGGAAACCTCCTCGACAGGCTTGTTCATCATGCACCACGCTTTCATAACAAGCGTGACCTGATTCTTGTTGTCCTTGCTCTTTTCGGTCAGCATTTCGCCGAACAGCTCGTGAGAGCCAATGTCCAGAAGACCCTCAATGTCGTTGCAGGAAGCCAGAAGACGAGACTTGGTACTCAGGGGCTTCCCGGCATTGAGCCGCTTGAACAGCTCCCGCTCCTCCTCTTTGGAGAGGTTGTCGAAATAGGTCACGCTGAAAATGACGCTGTTCAGATGGTCTTGCAGGGCTTCGGGAAGCTCGCTGAACTTCATGCCAGAAATATCGGCTTCACACTCGCCGCCGTTGGCTTCGTCCATGTAGGAAACAGGGGGAAGATCGCTCAAGGCGAACTCGTCATTGAGGAACTGAGCCACGGTGGAGAGCCGCTGTTTACCGTCCATAATGGCGTAGATGTTGCCGCCACGCTTGCCCGTACCATCGCCAGATCGCTTTGCGAAGACGGGAGGAATGGGGTAGCCGATAATCATGCTCTCAATGAGAGCGGACTTGCGCTTGCGCTCCCACACATAGCTTCTCTGGATAATGTGATTGAAGTCGATCTTGCCGCTGGCGATCATGTTTTTCAACTGCTTGGCACTCCAAGAAATGCTCGCTTTTTCCAAACTCATAACAATACCTCCTATGTATTATTGGTTTTCTGGTTCACTCGCCCCACAAGGGGGCGAGAGTTAAGATAAGAGAAAGACGGGGCGAACGCCAAGAGAGTTACTGGCGGGGTCGCAGCTCGCAACGCCGTTGAGGTAGACAGAGGCGAAATAGGAAGCGGAATCCTTGTGGCGGTTCATCAGCCAGTACCACTCCCACTCACCTTCCTTGCCCTGAAATGCGATACGGTTCCTGCGCTTCTTCATGCACTTCCACCGCTTCTCACCGTCAGGCTGTCCGTAGACATTCTCGCCGAAGATTTCCCGCTCGGTGGGAATACGGAGAAGATCGCCATGCCCGTTGAGGGCAACCATGCGGCTTCTGATTTCCTCCGGGAAGCGAGCGAGGATTTCACCGTTCAGAGCCTTACGCAGATCGGAGTTCTCGTAGGTGAAGTAGTCCTCGGTCATATCCTCCATGCTCTCAAACATGGGGTACTCCTTTGCGAGACAGTCCACCAGAACAAAGAGCATACCGATACTGGTCTGCTTGACCGCTCTCGCCTGTACCTTCTCGCCATCGGCGAGCTTGAACTTGATAACATCGCCGACCTCGAACTGATCGGTGTCCACCTTGATGGTTCTCTTGACTTCCATAGTATTTCCTCCTTAATCTGATTTAGATAACTTCTTGTCTTTCTGTGATTATATAGTAGCACAGATAGGATTACTTGTCAACACTTCATTGAAAACTTTTTATCCGATTTGTGCTACAAATTATCTTTTGTATCGAGTGACGCTGTTGCAGATCGTCCTCAGTTCATTTCTGTCGAGAGGAGGGTCACACGCTACGGTGTTTGCATACAGAAGCTCGTCATAAATCTGCGATTTGCTGTACCCCTGATTGTGGAGCATACCAGCGAGGGAAGTGAGACAGATATTACGGCTTCCGTTCGGGATTCTCGGGTAAACAGGTCTGAGCTTCACTCGTCCATCAACAATAGGGTCTTCCCATACAGGAGAGTAGATTTTATCTCTCCCCACAACAACCTTTCCTTCGGTGTCTCTGGTCTCAGGGAAGTATTTCTCAACCACATAGTCAATCGCTTCTTGGTTTTCGATAATATCCCGGTACAAAACGGTATCGCCAGTCATAATGAAGTAGCGAGCCGCTTTGTATATCTCAACACCAGCGAGATTGTTCTTTCCCTTGAAGGGGAGAGTACCCCGAAGCAGTATGTGAAATCCTCTGCCGCTTCGGGATTTCTCCGTATAGCTGTGGCACTTGCCGACAATATCAGCCCCGAGGACGCTCATAAATCCTTCATCATCGTACCCGCAGTCAATGTCAATACCGACATATCCGTTGTCTGCGAAAACAAATCCGCAGTAGTCATAGTGGCCTTGATTTACGGATTCGAGAGCGGTTTCAAAATCAGACCATGTTTCCGGGTTGGCGGAGGAAGCGGCTTCGTTTTCCCATGACTTCATAGGAATTTTGCTTCTGTCCCATGCACAAACCCATTGGTTGAGATTTTTCAGTTCCTCGGGAATATTGTCATAACAAACCACGCCGTTTCGCCACCTTCCGTTCCAGTTCGTTCACCAGCTTCCACACGCTGTCCTGACGCAGACCCTTCGCCTTTGCGATCTGGTACACATTGTCGGGAATGGTATCTCCCTCACGGTAAATGTACAGGAGCATTTCACGCTCGCTGTCCGTGAAACCCTTGAGTGCGCTGTCACAGGCGAACCAGTTACTTTTGTCAGCCGCACTATGGAAGCTCGGCTTCGGGTGTCTGGCATAGAAGCGCAGACAATGGTTTACAAACTCGGAATAGAACGCTCTGCTCATGCTTTCTTACCGCCTTTCTTGCCGTTGTTGTCAGTCTCGGTCTTGGGTTCCTCGATCTCGACACCCTCGAAGAACCACTTATCATCAATGCAGATGGGGTAGCCGGGCTTATCGGACTTGACCTGTTTACCCGTGTCGATAATGTGCTGTGCCGCCGAAACAGACAGACTGTGCCGCACAAAATCCTTCCCGGTACGAAGCAGAGCGGTCACTCTACCGTTTGTATTTTTCAGCTTATACATTCTGTATTACCTCCTTAAATTCATTGTTCAGAGCTTCCACATCAACACCGCAAAGCTCTTTGAGTTTGTATCGTTCGGGGTATGTATCGTCCATTTCGTAAAACTTCCGCATACGAATATGTTCCTTCATCATATCCCGATAGAATCGCTTGAGACGCTGTTTTCCAAATCCGCAACACACATGAAGTGTCCACAGAACCATAGCGTCAATGTCAAGGGAAAAGGCTTCGTCACGCTCAAGAATTTACCTGTCTATCTCATGCAATGCCGCCGCTGTTGCCCTTTCTTTGGCGGCTTTCTGAGCCGTTGAAACCATGTGGTCGAAATCGCTGATCTTGAGATTCAGAGTGGGTTCTTTCTGAACCTTAATTCCAGCTCTTTGCTGTCTTCTTCTCTCAGCTCTGTTCATGGTATTCACCCCAAATATCATCGAAACAAATCGGTATCAGGGAATGAACTTTGTCCAGAAGAATCATGGCTACTTCACGCATTTGCGGGTGTGCCGCAGGGGAACAGCGCAACTTCAAGAAGTGTCTCCATTCCCTAATGTCGGCGGTCATAACAACCTCAGTTTTAAGGCTGTTCGGAAGAACGGAACGAGCTTCCTGCGGTGTAGCACCACATTCGAGCATATACAGATATTGCCGTTCAGCCATAGCACAGCAGTAGCGAGTGGATTCTTGGCAGTATGCCGCCAGCCTGTGCCGAACGATTTCGTGGGAAACTCCACGATCACAAATAAACTTGACCGTGAAGGAGCAATGTTCCAGAACAGCTTCATGTCCACGCTTGATGATACCAGCTATAAACTTTTGGGAACTGGTGTCTGTAATATTGGATTCGGACTTGTAGCAAACCCTTCCGCATTGCTCAAGCCGTTTCAGAATTACATCACCGTCAATGGGAGTGATAAACTCCACATCGGCATTGATAATTTTCACGCTCACACCTCCTCAGTATTTCTTTTTGGCAACCGAAAGGCTCGCCATGTTGCGCTTCAAAAGGTCTTCATAGAACTTATGATTGGCGTTCGTCACCCTGTAGCAAGGTGTTTCGCCGAAGAAAACACAGTAGCAATCGGTGACAGTTTCGTGAATGACCGTTGTGTATTCCTTAGTCATTGCCGACCCGCCAATGGCAGGGCTTCCATCGGGAGTAATGTCGAACCCTGTGCAAGTGCTTCCCCAAATCTGAGGAAAACACTCCACCTCGAAGTCAGGGCGAACATACTCCTTATTCTTGCTCTGCTTCACCTCTGCGATTGCCCTGATAAACTCCTCGTCATGGGAGAGAAGCTGTTGAGCCTTGTAGAGCAAAAGCTCCAAGTTGGGGAGTACCATGCTTTACACCCCCTTGATTCGTGCCGCTACCATATCTGCGGTATGGGTGTAGAGAACATTCGGGAAGACAGTACAGGCTCTCCCGTAGCTGTTCCAGTTCTCCTTGCTGTCGAAAGCTCCCATGTGCCATCTGATACAGTAGAGTTCTTCATCGGTGAGTTGCATGAGACGCTGTGCAAGGATAACGGATTTCTCACCGTGTCCGGGGAGCAAAGTGGCGTTGTTATACTCCCATGCTTCATCGCACTTGGACTTGACATAGTTATCGAGCTTGCACAGGTCGTGGAACATACCCACAATGTAGGGGCTTCTCTCGAGCTTCCACTCGAGACCGAGCTTTTCTGTCATTTCGACAAGAGCTTTTGCTACCTCGAAAGAGTGATCGAACAAAGCCCCGTCATACTGCCCGTGATGGTGAATGGAAGCGGGTTTTACGAAAAATCCATCGTTGAAAAGCTCAATGATGATTTCTTCGCTCACATACTCGCCCATGAAATCAACCATCTTGTCGATACGGCTCTGTTCCTCTTTGGTGCGTCCGATTTCGATAATCACGCTTTACCTTCCTCACTTTCTGCCAGTTCAAGGTACTTCTTTAAGTACCAATCGGCTTTCTTAATATCTTCGACACCATTTTTATTCCTGTGTCGGTAAATGTACTTGAGGGCATTGCATACGCAGAAATCCATCGTTGCTTCCACGCCCTGTGTTTCGACCATCACATCAATGCACTCGAACTTACCAGTTTCGTAATGTGCAGGGTGATTTACATTGTCTGCCATGTGACACCTCCTATTAAAATCCGGGAGAGGAGCTATGCCCCTCCTGGAATTACACATCAACCAAGCAGACTATCGAGGTCTAAGCCCTTTTTGGCGGTACTTGGGGCGGCTTTCTTTGCGGGTTTTGCGGCGGGTTTTGCAGTAGTCTTCGGCTTCTCGTCACCTCTGCCGATAGTCAGCGCACGAGAGACAGGCTCGGTGTCGAAACCGTCAGCCGGGGCTTTATCGCCGAGATTTGCAAAAGTGACCTCCTTGTTCGGGTCTTTGTTGCTCGGCACTTTGGTATGAACAACCTCTGCCCAAATGTAATGGTCGATCAGTTCCTCGGGGTCAATGTCCTCGAGTTCATAATCGTTCATGGCGGTTTTTGCGAAATACGAGAAAGCGTTGAGAGCCTTTTCGTTGAACTCGTCATTTGCGTCCTTGATGGAAAAACGCTCGGTGTGAGTGGCTCCCTGTGCATTTACGAGCTTGATCTCGATTCTGCCGAAATCCTCGTCATAGGTAGCGTCATAAATGCGGAAGACATATTCTCCTTCCGGGATAACCATAAACCCACTCGTCATAGGGATTCTTGCCATTGTTGTGTACCTCCTTAGAAAAGTGTCCGTTTCGTTCCGTTCTGAACGATAGTGAGGGTCAAAGCCCAAGCCTGTTCCTCGGTGAAGCCAGCGTTGATGTAGCTGGTGTACATATTGTGAAGCTCTTTCGCCGATTCATCGTACTTCTCGGCCTTGAGAGCGTTCTCACGCTGTTCTTCGAGAGACCGCATTTCATCGGTCTGCTTCTCGTGAAGCTCCTTGATCTGCTTCGTCAATTCTTTAGCGTTTGCCATTGTCGTTATCTCCCTTCTTCATGCCGACCACGAAACAGGCGGCGATAATCAGAATGACTTCGGTAATGAGAGTGGAAAGAACTCCACACCAAAACGGGTCAATATACATACTCGGTTCCTCCTTTATTTGACCGTCATACGGTACTGGACAGATTTCTTGCTATACTTGTCCAAAAGCCCATCAGCTTTCAGAGCGTCCTTGTCAATGCCCGTGGTCTCAGAGCGAGAGACCGTCCAGACATAGACAGAGCCTTTGACCTCGACCTTCTTATCGCCATCACGGAACTGGCTCATGGCGTGTTCCTTGATAATGTCGTTGATGGTCTTGAGCCGCTTTTCCTTCTCAGCGGTGCTGGCGGCAACCTCGTCCAATTCCTTCTTGAGAGCTTCGGCTTCTGCGACCAGAGCTTCAATGTCGGTTTCGGGGGTCAGAGTGTTGGTGCGAAGGGCGGTAAGAATCTCAGCGTCCTTCTTCTCGTCATATTCGGGGGAAATGCCCGTATCAACATGATCTTCCCACCACTTCTCGACCCGAGCCACCTTCTCGGCGAAGTCCGGGTAACGCTCGGACACCTTGAACTCAACGGTGATGGTGTTCTTTGCGCTCGGCTTGAACTTCTTCGGGTCTTCGTAGTCATTCTCCTCGAGGAAGGAAGCGACCATGATAACATCGTCCACGCCCAAAAGGTAGGCATAGAGAGCCGCTTGCAGGGCATAATACTCGGGAACATCGTTCTCCCAATCCTCTGCTCGTTTGGTGGTCTTCATTTCGAGAACAGCGTCAACCTTCCCGTCTTCTCCCTGAGAGAGATAGTCCCACATACCGCCGAGGTGGGGGCTGTCGGGGAAGAAATCACCCCAAGTCTTATTGAAGTAATCCTTCCCCCAAATATCGGTAGGAGTGATAATGTCCATTGCATAGGACTTCTTCATGTATGCCGCCTGTTTCGGTTCGATGGTCTTACCAGCGATGGTGTAGATCGTGTCCTCGAACGGCTTCGCGTATGTTTTCGTGATAGCGCACCACATTTCAAATGCGGTAGACCACGGGTTCAGACCGAGAATGGTGGCAAACCGAGTACCCGTGATTTTCTTCGTTTTCTTGGGAGGAGCAATCTGAATACGATTGCCCTCAAGCCATTTGATAGCAGACATTATTCCTCTCCTCCTTCACCGAGCATTTCGTTGATACGGTTGATAAGCTTCTCGCAGTCAGACTTGGAGATAACCGTGAATCCCTCGGTCTGAACGGCGATATTGGCGATCATTTCCTCCTTGCTCGGGTCGGCTTCACGGAGCTTCTTCAACACGGCTTTGAGACCCTTGATCTGCAAGGGAGTGGCGTTCCCCTCAGTATCGGTCAAGGTTTCTTTCACCTCTTTGCGCTGACCGGGAGTGGCAGGAGCTTTCTTGGTGGCAGGGGCAGGAGAAGGAGCGTCCTCGTCCTTACCAATGTTTGCGTCAATGGAATCATTCTCGCAAATGTCCAAAGCCATCATGTAGAGATAGCGGCGCATATAGGTGATGGACGAACCGAGAGCCTGCATTTCGTTGGTAGCCTGTTTGCCCGTGTTGCTCACGATGGGAGCGATCTGGTTGAAAGGTGCGGTGAAAGTGATCGTCTCCTCGGGGTTGTCGGTATTGATGATCGTCATGGTAGCCGTGTCAGCCGTGAAGTTCACCAGACCCACAAGGCCAACTTCCGTGAAAATGCGGGTGGCAGGGGGTACAATATCGTTCAGCTCGAAATACTTAAACGAGAGGTGCATATTCTTTCCCGTCTTCTGTACATCGGCTTCAAGGAACTTTGCCCTTGCCGCAAGCAACCGCTGATAAACATTGGTCTCCTTGCTGATTTCTTTGGTGGTCTTGGTCGTAGCCATACTTCTTGTCCTCCTTTTTCTTTCGGGCTTTATACCCAAGAAATCGTTAATTCTCTTTTTCGCCATTTCGATGTAGAAAGTTCTATCCACATCGGAAAGTGACAACTTGTTTTCATTGTCGATGATACAATGGTCGGGTAACATTTCGATTCTGGCAGTAGATTCATTCTCTGCTTTCACCTTAAACAGTTTCCCGTATCGTTCGTCAGAGGTGGCATATACCCGATTGACTTTCTGAACTTTTTCCCGTTTGCCATCGACCATGTGATACGCTTCACGGTATTTTGCACCCGCTTTAGCGATAATCTGGAACTCAAAAATGTCTGTGCTGTTATTGACCGTTTCCTCCACGGGAGTACCGTTGACAAAATATTCGGCAATCGCTTTCTTCACGATGATCGAAGTATTATTTATCGCCCACGCTCCCTTGACGGAAATACCATAGTTTAGATAACCTCCAACCTTTTTGACCTCACCATCGGTTTTAATCATCAGAAGGTTGTTCACATCTTTTATCCAAACTTTTCGTACATGGTCAACTTCCAGCTCGAATTTTGTTTCGGCTTCCCACTCTCTTGCGATCTTATCCACGATAGGGAGTTCCGTCTTATCGACAGAATACATAAGACCATCGGTGTTAAGGTTCAAAAGCCTTATTGTTTCACAAGCGTTCAACAGGCGCATTGTCAGTATGGTTAAGAAAAGCTGTCCTGATATGCGTAGTGACCGAGTGGGAAGTGGGTCATAGAGGTCATTGTATTTGTTCTCCTGCGCCCCCGACACGGTGTTCAAAGGTAATTTCAAGTCCTTTGCGGTTTGCTTGTCCCCGTCATGCTTCGCCTTGATACGATCTCGGCGAATGGCATAGAATAATTCGGGGTCAGGTACATTACGGGATAGGTATTTGTACAGCTCGATCAGGGACGGGTACAGGCTGGAAACATCACGGTTCTGAATGACACGGGTATCAGTTTCTTCTTCGTAATACCCTGTAAGACTACCATGTACACCGCCCCACGCATATTTGCATGGCATACCGCCGATTACAGTTTCTAAACTGGTCTTGAATAGAATTTCATCGGCTACGCTCTTGTCATGGATAGTATCGAAGAAAGCAAGGATTTCTGGTGGGATAACCGATATGTCCATGTTTTCGGGATAAACATAATCTCGACCATCGTTACGCTGTACCAGTTTTGCTTTCAACATCATGGCAGTCAGCTTCGCATTGGTGGCACTCATAGCGGTCACAGGGTCAATACCCGCTCGTTTTCCGAGGTTCAACTTTGTTTTGAGGTAGTCCTTCCGAATGTCAATCAACTTCTCGGTTGCGTCAACATCGTGTTTGCAGTAATAGATCGTTTCCTCTAATTCCTCTTTGGTGAGAGGTCGATCAATGTCGAAGGGTACATCTGATTCTTTAATCGTCATACCCAAATGACCTTCGATTGCTTTCAGAGAAAGACCTTTTTGCACATCGTCTCGAATGTCCACATTGTTGAACGAGAAGTAAACACCGGAAAGGAGCGGACATTGCCAACCTTGATTGCCAGAAACGCACCAGTCATTTACCTTTTTTATCTCTTGCGGTGTCAATCCCGCCGCAACCGCTTTGGCAATATACTGGTCGTATGCCTTAGAGTTAAACCCGATGTACGCTGTATCACCGTTTATGCACTCCATAAAGGCTTCATTGTCATTGTGAATGACCGTGTAGGTTCCGGTTTCTTTGTCCTTAAAGACAACAATCCAATCGAAAGCGAAAACTTCAAAGTCATAGGTCACAAGTCTCATTGGCGTAACCTCCTCGACCATCTGGTTTTCATTTCGTGAGGATAGGATTGCCCCGTATCACGAGAACCCGTCCATTTCAATCCACCAGCTATACCTTCGCATATAAAATTGCTCGCTTTAAGGCTCGCTCCATTTTCGGAAGCAAGAATATAGGTAATGATTTTCACATATCCCATTTCTTTCGCTACACGACAACACGCACCGTATAACATAGAACAGGCATTGAATGTACCATCGGTACATAATCTGTTGATCTCACAGGTTACACCATCGTCCAGTTTTCTGCTGACTGGTCTTCCGCAAATAGCAACACCGACAAGGGTTTCATTATCAAAAAGACCAATACAGAATTTACAGCCAACAGTAGGTCTGTGGTGTCGATGGTGTTTCTCGACAAAATCACAGGCTTGTCTAAAAGTCACCGGGCGTATTTCCATCACACAACACCTCCTTCCACGAAGTAACACCCATTCTTACGATAGGTGGAGCAACGCTTCTTGTAGGACTTCACGAGGTAGCCGATGTTGTCAACGAAGTCATAAGCAATCGGGTCAGCCTTACCCTCAAAGGTTCGAGCAATGCGCCCTATGCTCTGAGTTACAATGGCATAATCCTTCTGAGGTGTAGCCATATACAGGCGTTCCAAACACGGAATGTCCAGCCCTTCCTTTGCGAGAGAATAGGTAGCGAACAGATACTTCTTCCTGCCGCATCGCATATCGGAGATAGCTTGTTCTCTTTTGGCTTTTCCTGCCTTGCTCGTCATTTTGCCGCTCACCATCACAGCGTCTTTTTGCATATCTTCGGGAAGCAAACTCATAAGCTCCTCGAGGTGATTCAGCCTGTCAGACAGAATCAGCGATGGTCTGCGTTCAATACAACTGGCGATCAGCTCGTTTCTTGTCCTGTTTCCTGTGAGGTAGGTAATCAACTTCGTATAGTTCAAAGTTCCATCGGTGTTGAGGGCTTCTCGACTAATCTCAATGCCTGTCCCAACGGGATAGATACCCACCTTCATAATCTTGTCTGCAACCGCTTCGTCTGGAACTTGATAAGCCACTTTGCCGACAAGCGCATAGGTGGCCTGTATCATTCCGTCAGCTCTGTGTACGGTTGCGGAAAGCCCATATTTGTGCCTTGCGGAAAGGCTATTGAGTACCATTTGATACTGCGTCACAGCGGTTGGGCTACCGCTTACTCTGTGAACCTCGTCCGTGATAATGCAGTCCCAATAGTCACGATATTGTGACAAATCGAGCTTGCACATGGTCTGTATCGTAGCGAAGGTGATACCTTTGCCGAGAGATACTTTACCTTCTGTGATCGTGCCTATGAGGTCTTCGCTCATGTAAAGCTCTGCTCGTTCCTTACTCTGTCTGATAAGATCAAGAGTGTGGCATAACCAGAGGGTTCTTCGCTTGAGCTTCACCGCCAAAGCAATTCCCATCTGTGTTTTTCCGCTTCCTGCGGCACTTTGCAAAATACCGTACTTGGCGGCGATCATGGCGTTCACAGCTTCTTCCTGATAATCATAGAGAGGAACTGAGGTGTCATAATCGACCTCAATAGGTGTTGCAAACTCGCTGACAAACAAAGCCTTGTCGGTAATGCTCTTTGGGAGAGAACGCAAAACCCCAAAAGGTAGAACCAATGTGTCTCCACGAATTTCATAGAGATACAGCATTTTCGGTGTGTTACCGAGCCAGAGATTCATTCGAGCTTTTTTCGCATACTCTGGATTTGCAATGACGAGGTTCTTCTTGCACCAAGTCATAAGCTCTTTCGTGGGATTGTTCACAGATAAGGTGTTTGATACTTCGATCAACATTTGGACAGCCACCTTTCCAGCGTTATCCCATAGTCCATAATGTCCTTGAGGTTCAGCTCTGATTTTTCGTAGGAGAGGGCGATCATCGTACAATGAGGGATAAGCACAACCGTTTCGTCCTTGAGCTTCAAGGCGAACCAGCCCTCGTCATTCCCACACATTCGCCAGAACTCCATAGAGAAGTGCTGGTTATCTTCCATGCGTGAAAGGGAATACTTATTGCGGGAACATACTTTGCAATCAATCAGATATGCCGTTTTGTTTCTCACCGCAATCACATCGGCTGGCTGACCCGCAGAGTTTTGAGCCAAATTGTGCGCCCAAAAACCGTTTTGACTGAGAATTTCACATAATTCGCTCTCGAAGGTTGTGCCTGTCTTTCTGTTAGAAGCCATTGACCGAAAGCACCTCCTCCATTTCGGAGCGAATGTCCTTATCGTTCACATAGCTTGCGAGTTCTCGCACACAGTAAGACAGTTCTTCGATCTGCCTGTGATAGTGCTTTGCGAAATCAGAGCCTATGTACTTTTCAATCTGCTCCTCGAAATCACGAGAAGAAAGGATTGTAACAGCCTTATCATCCTTCGTCACCAATACTTCGGGCATTGTCCGATACCTCCTTTTCGTATTCAGACATAAGCTCAAGAATAGTGGTGCTATATGAAGTAGACTGCACACCGTTCTCCCATGCCTTTTTCGCACCATACTCGCCCATGTTGTACGCCATCAGAGCGTTGCCGTAATCGGTGTACTTTTCGATATAAGAACCGATAATCTTTATGCCGCAGTAGACATTCTGGTAAGGGTCGAGCATATTTGCGGTTCGGTATTTTTCCTCTAACTGTTCGTGATTGATGGAATTGATCTGCATGAGACCATAATCATCGGTGCTACTTACGATTTCCGGGTTGAACTGGCTCTCATGCTCAATCATTGCCATAGCAAGAGCGACAGGTACATTCTCGTCTGCACACACCTCGTAAATGAATCGCTGTAAGCTGTGTGAGAGAGGAACATCGTAGTAGTAAATATCCTCAACCTCGGGAAGATTGTCGGAACTGTACGATGGAACTTCGATGGTCTCGGTCAGAGTTACGGTTTTGGTAGGAGCGGTCAATGTCCCTATCACCAATCCGATCACCATTCCGAACAGAATGAAAAGGGATATAATGGCGTAAGCCTGTACGGTCACGAGCTTTCGTCTGTTGATTCTTTTTGCTGTTTTAGCCATCTTTGAAAATCCTCCTCATTCTTTGGGTCTTCATAGAATTTCGCTATGATACCCACCAATGGGCTTGCGAGGTCTTGTACCTGTCTCTCAGACAGGCTCATTGGCTCTCCATTTCTTCGAGAACCTTTTCACACTCCGCAAGAATGAGCTTTGCTTTGGGGTAGGTGTAAACCCCACGGAGAACGCTTGACATCATAGGGGGCTGAACCACGATACCTCGCTTCCGCAGTTCCATAATCATGTCCACCTGCTTCATGCCAAGCTCTGCCATTCTCGACTTAATATCCACGAAAATTCCTCCCTTCCTTGTTCTGATTTTCAGAATCAACCTTGACGAAAAGCGGATTTCATGTTATTATTCTTATTAGCTACAACAAGTAAATAACGACGCTTTTCTCCTCAAATTTTATGCTTTTGAGGGGCTGGATTCTTACTGTCAAATCCGTTTTTCGGATTTGTTGTTCTTATTATAATTCTGATAAATAGAATTGTCAATACCCAAACTCTGTTTTTTAGATTTAATTTTTTAGGAGGGTGAATCAACATGAATTTCGCTGAAAATCTGAAAAGAATCTGCTCGCTTCGTGGTACAAACCCGACTGCCCTCTGCAAAGAGCTTGGGCTTAGTACATCAAAAGTCAGCGCATGGTATAGCGGCTCGCTACCAAAGCAAGAGATCATGGTGCAACTGGCTCAAAAATTAGATTGCTCTGTTATGGACTTCTTCGCCGATGAAGACGAGGTGCATGAGACCAGAGCCACGAATGAGGACGAAGAAGATATTCTCCGAGTGTATAGAGGTCTTTCTCGTAGAGCGAAACATGAATTTATGGCGATGGTCTATGAATTTGAGAACCGCAAGGAGTTAGAGGGGGATAAGGATTCAACTGCGGCGGTCTAAGGTTGTGCCTATCGAATTACTTAGAAGAAAAAAAGTATTGGAGGTGAGACTATCAAAGCGGTAATCTATGCTCGCTATTCGAGCCACAATCAAAGAGAAGAATCCATTGAGGGACAGCTTAGAGAGTGCCATGAGTTTGCCTTGAAAAATGGATTTGTCGTAGTGAACGAATATATAGATCGTGCGATTTCGGGCAAGACCGATAACCGTCCGAGCTTTCAGAGACTTATCAAAGACAGCGATAAGGGGCATTTTGACGCTGTAATCATGTACACACTTGACCGCTTTGCCAGAAACAGATATGATTCAGCGATCTACAAGGCGAAGCTCAAAAAGAATGGTGTGCGTGTCTTCTATGCCAAACAACCCATGCCAGATACCCCGGAAGGGATTATTCTTGAATCCGTCCTCGAAGGGTATGCTGAGTATTACAGCGAAAACCTCGCCAGAAGTATCAAGCGTGGCATGAAGGAGAACGCTTTACACACGATTGCGATGGGAAGTCTCGGTCTCGGTTATAAAATAGGGGAAGACAGAAAATACGAGATCGACCCCGTGGGGGCGAAAGCCGTCCGAGCTATATTCACGATGTATGCCGAGGGGAAATCAAAGACAGAGATCGTGAACTGGCTCAATGAGCATGGCTTCAAAACATCGCAAGGGAATCAGTTCAACAAAAACAGCCTTTCCCGGATATTGAGAAATGACAAATATATTGGGGTGTACAGATATGCAGATGTGGTGGTAGAGAACGCCATACCTCCTATCATCGACAAGCGCCTGTTTGATAAGGTACAGGCTTTGCTCAAGCACAACTTCGCTTCGAGGGCAAGGAACAAGGCGAAAGAAGATTATCTGCTTTCCACGAAGCTGTTCTGCGGTCATTGTGGAAGCCCAATGATCGGCGAGAGCGGCACTTCCAAGCTCGGTAGGGTATATCATTACTACAAGTGTTCAAAGCGAAAGAGAGAGCGTGATTGCTCCAAGAAGGTCGAGAAAAAAGACTGGCTCGAAGAACTCGTTGTCAGATATACCGTCCATCATGTCCTTACCGATGAAAACATCGAACTGATTGCAACTAAGGCGATGGAACTCGTTGAAAAAGACCTACAAGACACATCTGTTCTCGTAGGTCTGCAAGGAATGTTGAAGGATGTAAATAAGAAGATAAAGAACCTCATGTCTGCCATCGAACAGGGTATTATCACATCGAGTACGAAAGAACGACTTGAGGAGCTTGAGCTGGAACGCTTGAATATTGAAGGTCAAATAGCCCGTGAGGAAATGAAAAAGCCGCTCTTGTCGAAGGAGCGCATTGTGTACTGGCTCACATCGTTCAAGAGCGGCGATATACAGGATATTGAGTATCAGCGAAGAATCATCGACACATTGGTAAACTCGGTCTTCGTCTATGACGATGATGGGAATGGGCGAAGAATCGTGCTGACCTTTAACATTTCGGGGAACAATACCCTCACTATCGAGTGTTCGGATATTGAGGGCATAGCTCCACCATATATAGAGGATGTAGTGATAACGGTAGCACACCTGCCCAGGGAGCAGGAAGAACGGTTCGAGTCCGGCATCTTCTACCATTTTTGGGGCACGTACAGCAACTTTCAAAAACTTTTTATGGGAAAAAGAACAACCGTGTTCCGTATTTTGAGACGCTAACAGCAATTTTGAAAACAATTCTACTTGAAATAGAAAAATCATCGCCTTTAACTAAGCATATGCCGAACAAATGTGGTGTCGTTAAGAATGCGTCTCGTAGATCTATATTGGCCCGTAGCTCAGATGGTAGAGCGTCTGACTGTTAATCAGATGGTCGCAGGTTCGAGTCCTGCCGGGTCAGCCATATTGCGGGGTGTAGCAGTGGTAGCTTACCAGCCTCATAAGCTGGTGGTCGCAGGTTCGAGTCCTGCCCCCGCAACCATGCCCGTCCCACGAACAGAGCGGAGACTGTAAACCGAATGGGAAATAGAAACCTTCACATCTGGCAGTGATGACTTTTACAAGGTTTTGGGAGTAAAACCGGCGCAATCCGGCAGGCGAAGTACGAGCCGGCACCATGGCTTACGGTGTGAGTAAGCCGATCTGTCCGGTTAGCTCAGCTGGGAGAGCATTTGCCCTACAAGCAAAGGGTCGGCGGTTCGATCCCGTCACTGGACACCATATGCGGGTGTAGCACAACGGCCAGGGCACCGGCCTTCCAAGCCGGGGATGCGGGTTCGATCCCCGTCACTCGCTCCATATGCCGGAGTGGTGGAATCGGCAGACGCGGAGGACTCAAAATCCTCTGGTAGCGATACCGTGTGGGTTCAAGTCCCACCTTCGGCACCAAGGCGTATCTGCATTAAATCACAGCCCCTCACCATTTTTTCGGTTTTGATGGTCACTCGACCCAGTGCCAGCACTGGGATGAGAGGGTTGCAATCACGAAGTACAAGTGATGTGAGCCACGCAAACCGTATATGGCAGTATGACTGGAGATGGCTCCAGCACGACCTCATACGTCGTAAGACGCAGGTTCGAGTCCTGCTACTGCCACCACAGCTCTCCCATTTTGGGCGAAACGATATTATAAATAGCGGTGGCCTTATGAGTGGGGCGTTAATCAATGGGGCTGACATCCATTACCGCTGAAGTCAGCTTATGATACCGTAGCCAAGTGGCAAGGCTCTGGGCTGCAACCCCAGGATCATAGGTTCAAATCCTATCGGTATCTCCATATTGGGGTATCGCCAAGCTGGTAAGGCATCGGACTTTGACTCCGACAAGAGGTTTACCCTCGACCGCAGGTTCGAGTCCTGCTACCCCAGCCAATAAAATAAATGCGGTGGCGGAATAAGTAGACGTTGTGGGCGATTGGGAAGGTAGACGTGGAAGTATCTTGCTCTGCAAGGGGTGCTATCATGCAAGGTGTAAATCCTTGCCCGCATTTTTATATATGCTCCCATCCTCTAACTGGAATAGGAGGCCGGCCTCTCAAGTCGGCAATACGAGTTCGAGTCTCGTTGGGAGTACCAGAGGTGGATCTGTGAAGGGGCTTGTGCGCACAAGTTGTTATAACAGAAAGAGTAGTCTCATGAACTGCTTGCCGCAACAAGGCTTCCAACTGGAAGCGCCTTGCCATAATTTATAAAGCAGGTGCAATCATGCCGAAGAAAGATTCGGGCGTAACGAAAGAAAAAACATCAAAAATCGTTAAAAAGATTTCCGCCTCTGAGTGCGGTACCGGTGTGCTGTGTACAACGAGGTCGGGCAAGCAGTACCAGATCAGCCAAAATCCAGAAAAGAAGAAGCATACGCTATGGCGTATTGTGGATGGCGGATATGAGAAAATTGCGACTGGGGATTCGCCCTATGATCTATACCCTTTAATTGATTGGGACAAATAAATCCAAATATGCTGCTATGGTGGAATAGGCAGACGCGCCAGCTTGAGGTGCTGGTGGGAGAAATCCCGTATGGGTTCGAGTCCCATTAGCAGTACCAACATGGTGCGTTGGACGAATTGGTAGAGTCACCACCCTTTCAAGGTGGAATTTCCGGGTTCGATCCCCGGACGCATCACCAAAGCAACCTAAATTGGTTGCAAAATAAAAATGCAACCATAAATGGTTGCTGTATATGGCGTGTTAGCTCAGAAGAGTAGAGCGCCGGCCTGTCACGTCGGAGGTCACGGGTTCAAGTCCCGTACACGTCGCCATTTTTATAGGGGTTTGGTGTAATTGGTAGCACTCCGGTCTCCAAAACCGATGTAGGTGAGGGTTCAAGTCCTTCAACCCCTGCCATGCTGACATAGCTCTAATGGTAGAGCGGTTGCTTCGTAAGCAATAGGTTCAGAGTTCGAGTCTCTGTGTCAGCTCCATATGCTGGTGTAGCTCAGTCGGTAGAGTGGCTGATTTGTAATCAGTAGGTCGGGGGTTCAAGTCCGTCCACCAGCTCCATATGCGGGTATAGCTCAGTTGGTAGAGCAGCTGACTCTTAATCAGAAGGTCGTGGGTTCAACCCCCTCTACCCGCACCAATATAAGAATAGTAAATATAGGGGAGCGCCAGAGTTGGAGAGCTGGGGCGGTCTGTAAAACCGTTGCTTTCGAGCTGAGTGGGTTCGACTCCCACCTCCCCTACCATACAAATATTTGTTGCTACCCGATATGCAACTGAAATAAGGTCGGGTTCAAATTGACGAGTGGGTGATTCAATGAAGTTCCCGTTTGGATCTTTAATGTATTATGTGTCCCCGGTGAATGGAGCAAAAACACTTTGCCTATACATTCGAGACGATCATGGAAAGGCTGTTGTGTTCTTTGAGCACGCAGAATGGACAGCTCGGGTTGGGTACGATCAGCTTGAAAAAATAATGTGTGCCTAAATTTTACAAGTGGCGGAATTGACCCCAGTAGGTGCGGGGAGCAGTCTTGAAAACTGTTGGTCGTGATGAGCGGCTTGTGGGTTCGAGTCCTACTTCCGCCGCCAACGGGATGTGTTGATATTTACTGCTTTCTAACGACCCCAAGACAAACGGTACGAAAGCGGCGCGGTTCCAGCGATAGGGGACGGTGGACTTTGCTACGCTGTCCTGTGCAATGCCGATAAACAAAAATGCGTAGCGCTATGGGATGATAGCTCAGTTGGAAGAGCGGCAGGTTGAAGCCCTGCGCGTCGGAGGTTCGATTCCTTCTCATCCCACCAGTCCGTAAGGATACTACCTATGATGACGTGTGACGGCTCTGACACGTCGGTAAAATAAAAATTGGCCGTGTGCAGGTAGATTGGGGTCGCTCCCTCCGGTGAAAGTCCGGCGCAGGCAAAACGCGATAGACCAACCTAAACGCTGTAAGCAAAGCGGCAAGCCGATCAGGAGCGCGGCGGGCTGGCATACCCCAACGGGACTTCGTGAGCCTGGGAAAGTATGCCCCTCTAATGGTAGTCAGCAATGGAGGATAAATAAGTGTAGTAACCGTGCAAATCGGAATTATTGCCTGATTGAGATAACATATCACGGCTGTGAGTGGCGGTCGGAATCCAAGGTAAAGGTGTGTGGTGAGGCCGGGAGTGGAGTCACTTCATACAACATATGCGCCTGTAGCTCAGTTGGGAGAGCAGCGCACTTTTAATGCGTGGGTCGGGGGTTCAAATCCCTTCAGGCGCACCAGAAGAAATAATAACGATTGAGAAAACCTCGGAGTCTTTGGACTTCCGAGGTTTTGTCATATAGAAAGGAGGTCGCGGACATGGCGGCAAAGAAACAGCTGATGAAACCGGCTACGCAAAAGGTAGTGAAAGATGCGAAGCCTACCGAAGTTGAGCCGCGTGTAATCAGCGATGAAGAATATCGCTGTACCTGCTGCGGCCACAAGTACAAAAAACAGGAGACTAATTTTGGCCGTTCAAAGTCCCCTATTTATAAGGGCAACAACGGCTTTGTCTCTATCTGTAAGAACTGCGTTGCAGAGCTTTACGAACAGTACGTAAAGTTCTATGACGGAGACGAAGATGCGGCGGCAGAGCGGATTTGCCAGATCACGGATATGTACTTTGATTTGGATATCTGGGCGTCGTCACGAAAGATCAGTGAGAGCCGCAATGGAAAGAGTCGCAATCGGATCAGTACCTATATTTCCAGACTGAATTTGAGCCAGGTAGACGGAGCAACGACCTACTCTGATACATTGGTGCGGCGCTGGGAAGCCAATGTGGAAAACGCACCTACGGTGGAGGATGTGGCAAAAAATGACGACATCCAGACGCCCGAGGAGGTTGTGCGCCGGTTTGGTGTCGGTTTTGATGCTGGCGACTACGATTCTATGCAGTACGAGTATCAGGATTGGGTAAAGCGATACGGCGAGCCGATGGATAAGCGGCAGGAGGAGCTGTACGTTTCGATCTGCTTTATGAAGCTCAACCTGCGGAAGCTGCTTCAGAAGGGGGATTCCAACATTGGTACGGCTGCGAATAGCTACAAGTCACAGATTGACGCAGCTACTACTGAGATCGAAGACCGGAAGAAAAAGGCTGAGGCTGAAAAGCAGCTGAGTCCTTTGGGAGAAATGATTCGAGATATCGAGGAGTTTTGTCCGGCTGAATATTACAAGGACAAGAAGCTGTATGCGGACTTCGATCATTTGAAGGAGTATATTGAGCGGTTCATGACCAGACCTCTTCGCAATCTATTGACCGGCTCTAAGGAACTGGACAAGGAATTTAGCCTGTCTGATTCGGAGGAGTGAGTTATGGATTACGAAGCGTTGATGGATGGGCGGCAAAAACACGTTCATGAACATTTCTCACCCAATAGCAAATTGAACGACCCTGAGTTTGTCAAAAAGCTATTGGATTGGATAACGTTTTGGCGAAGGAATCCCAGCCGCTTTGTGCAGCGGTATTTCGGAATCACACTGTATCTCTATCAGCACATCATTTTGTATCTGATGGATATTTTTCCGAGTATCTGCATTGTGGCCGCTCGTAGTGCGGCAAAGTCATTTATCATTGCGGTCTATGCCTGTAAAGAAGCAATTTTGCGGCCTGGATCATTGATCGTCGTAGCTTCGGCGACAAAAAAGCAGGCGAGATTGATCGTATCAGAAAAAATCGCCAAAGAGATTTTGCCAAGATCTCCGTTGCTTCAACAGGAGATTAAGACCATCAAGGACAACCAGAACGATATCGAAGTGAAGTTTAATAACGGAAGCTCTATTGTTGTATTGGTTGCCAATGAGAATGTGCGTGGATACCGTGCTACAGTCTTCATTTATGAAGAGTTCCGTATGATTGTGAAAAGCATTATCGACACGGTTCTTTCTCCTACGCTGTTCCAGCGGCAGATTCCGTTCAGAATCAAGTACCCCGACGAGTACAAAGAACTGAAAGAGGAACCGAAAGAAATCTATATCAGCTCTGCATGGTACAAATCTCACTGGATGTGGGACTACATGAAGCTCGTGACCCGCGATATGTTGGGCAAGGGCAAATCTGTTCTGATTGGTATGGATTACAGCATCGCTTTGAAGCACGAGATTAAAACCCGTGACTTCTTGGTGAAGGAGCGAAAAAAGCTGGATAGGGTTGCCTGGACGATTGAGTATGAAAATCAGATGGTGGCCGAGAATGCTCATGCTTACTTCACCTACGATATGCTGAACAAGAACCGCGTGTTGAAACGTCCGTTTTATCCAAGGAAGAACGAGGACGTACTGTCAAAGGTCAAGGCAAAGCACACAATTCCCAAACAGGCAGGAGAAATCCGTATTATCGCGTGCGATATTGCCCCGGAGGGCGGTACCGGCAACGATAACTCGGTATTTACTTGCATTCGTGCTCTCCCTGAGAGCAAGGAGTATAAGGTCTCAGATACCAGCGGAGATCATATTGAGGTCAAGCAGGGATATCGCCGGCAGGTAGTCTATATGGAGCCGCAGGCAGAATTTGAAACGACAAAACAAGCTATTCGCATTAAGCAGCTGTTCGCTGACTTTGAGGCGGATTATTGCGTTTTGGATACACGAAACGCGGGTGTCGCTATTTACGACGCTTTGGCTAAAGTGCTTTATGACGTAGATCGGAACGTGGAATACGAACCTTGGACGTGTATGAACGATGATAAGCTGAAAGCTCGTATCGTAATTGCAGGCCAGAAAGAGGTAGTTTTCTCGGTCAAGGCATCCTTGGAGCTGAACAGCAAAATTGCTGTCTCTATGCGGGATAGTTTGAATAACCGGATGATCGAACTCATGGTAAGCAACCAAGAGGGCGTTGAAGAATTGCAGCGCTTGTATCCTGAGTATGTCTCTGCCGATGTAGATACCCAACTTTTCTATGAGCGTCCTTTCCTTGAGACGGTGGCGTTGATCAATGAGATGATTGGGTTGGAGTATACTGTGCAGAACCAGACCAACCTCATTAAGATTGAGGAACGCCCAGGTGCGCGGAAAGACCGGTATACATCAGTATCTTATGGCAACTATTTCGTTTCACTTTTGGAGGCGGATCTTTTCTCGGATAGCTCCGGGTATGAATACGTAACACTTTGTAATTAAAGGAGGTGAAGACAAGTGGCAGGAAAATCATTCTTTGGTCGGATTATGGGCTGGAATCAATCTGAAACGCAGGCCGCAGTACCTATGTCGCAAGTAAACAGTGTACCGCAGGACGACAAGACCTATGAGTTTAACACGCGTTTGGGTTCGTCCTATTTGAACGTGGTCAACTACGGTACGAAATGTACGGCACCGTATTCCACGGAAGAAATCACGCGAATGGCGAGAGATCCTATGCAGTACATCTCTGAATTGCGTCAATGGGCGAAGTGGGCGTATTACTCAAACGGCACGGTGACGACAGCTATTGATAGCCTGGTTAGTCTTCACTCCCTTGATTATGTGGTAGTTGTTAAGCCCAAGAAAGCGGGAGGCTCCCGTAAAGGGTATCGTGCCAGCATGGACAAGATGACCAGCGTGCTCCGGTCGATGCGCTACAAGGAGGTTATTCGTGACGGTCTATTCCACGATGCCAATGAGGGTATGTACGTGGGGTACATGGAGACGAGAACAGTACCAGTAGACGATCGGCTTGCGCTGACTGATCTTGATATCCAAGGCATCACCGAGATTAACTCAGCCGGCGTCAACTGTGTTGTTATTTCTTTGCCGGTAGAATATACAAGAATCATTGGCCGCAGGAACAACTGCTACGAAGTAGCGTTTGACCTGCGGTATTTTAGCGCCATGACAGAGGGAGATCGTAAGCGTAAGCTGCAAGGCTTCCCTCGTCAGATTCAAGAAGGATGGCGCAGATATTCCAATGGAGAGTTCCCGGATGGTGCGTGCTGGCAGAGACTGGACTGGCGCAAGACGATTGTAACCAAGATCAAGAGCGGACAGAACGATCCGTACGGTGTGCCTTTTGCAGTAGCCGCGTTGGACGATATCGACTACGCCAAATACTTCATCAATACGAAGCGGCGTGTGTTGGATACGGTCAATAACCAGATTTACTATGAGACTTTCCCCGAGGGAAAGGACAAGGGTACATCTGCTCTGTCTCAGTCACAGCAAGAAAACCAGCATAACACAGTCAAGCAAGCGCTGACGCAACGCAGCAACACAAACGGTGTATCATTCTTCTCTTTGGCTTCTGGCACAAAGATGGATCGGCTTCCGGTCGATCTCTCCCTTTTGAATGAGGAAAACGAAAATGCCATCAAAGAGGATGTGAATGAGGACATCGGCGTGGCCGCTGCTGCTCTGAGTGGCAGTTCTACGGGTAACTATGCCACGGCCACACTGAATATGGAAATCGTTGCGAATAACGTATTCACGTGGATTGAGGCTTTGGTGGAAGAGCTGAACAAGTGCTTGAATTACAACGTAATCAGGGACGGCAGCTACCGGGTGGAGTTCCGGGTGCTTCCCATTACTTTTGTCAATCGAGAAAAACAGGTGAAGTTTTTCTCTGACCTGTATGCCCGTGGAAAGGGCAGCTTGATGGCATGGATTGCCTCTACAGGGTTTGACGTGGATGACTACCTCTCTCTTATGGATCTTGAGTTGGATGAAGACTTTGAGAACAAGTACCCTGTGCATAAGACCTCGTTCACTGTTACCGGTAAGGATGCGCCTGACGGTGATGTGGACAAGAGCACCGGTGGCGATCCTCCGGTCAATTCAAGCACAGAGTCTACAAAGGCTAATAATGCTAACGCAAGCCCCTCTCCGTCAGGATAAGGAGGTGAGAGTATGTCTGAGAGAGCTTTTGCCCCTATCTATGAGATCTCCAGTGAAAATAAGATTGCCGGCAGACGACCTATCAAGGTTGTATTGCATGAGATCTTCCCTGATAACACTCGTTGGCAGGAAAACGGAATCTCGTGGAAAGAGGAATATGTTCAAGCTAACCTCCACTCCGTTGTCGGAATGTCGATTGTAGCGGAATTTTTGACCGAAGATCGGGACGTTCCATACAACCACGGTATGACGGATGTACGGGAGGAGGATAAGCTGCCTTTGTTTGAAGACGCCACTATGGTTGGACACTTCGACAAGGCGTATGTGGATGACGTAGAAATCGGAGGCGTTACTAAACGCTGCTTGGTAGCAGAAGGAACGCTGGATGAAATGCGTTATCCCAAGTTTGTTGCTTGGCTCCGCGAAAATATGGCGGACTCTGTTGTTAAGGGTTCCGTGGAAATTGTGGGTAAGCCCGAGCACGATGGATACATTATTTACTCCGGCGGTTGGAAAGAGGAAGGTCGTGTTCCGCAGTATTACGATTACAGCGGATATGCGATTCTCAGTGTTAAACCGGCTGATGAAGCCGCCATCGTAATGGAGCTAAATAATAAAAAACTGGACAAGGAGGATGGAACAATGGACGAGAAGACCAAGAACGAGTTGATGGCGGCTGTGACTGGTGCTGTCTCTGAGGTCAACTCCAAGTGGGAGGAGTATTGGGCCAAAGTTGACACGCTTCTGGCTGAGATTAGCCAGCTGAAAGCTGACATCGCACAGAAGGAAGCTGATATCAAGCAGCTTCAGGCGGATTACGACAAGGAAGCCGCCGCGAAGGAAGCGGCAGAGGCCGGACTGACTGAGGCTAACGCCGCGAAAGAAGCGGCAGAGGCCAGCCTCGTTGAGGCTAATGCCAAAATCACCGAAATGCAGAACGCCGCTGCCGTGGCAGAGCTGAATGCTGCACTGGCCCCCTACACCGAGGAGCAACGTGCAGTTGCCAAGGAAGATATCGACGCTTTCAATTCCAATCCCGGCAGCGTAGAGATCAACAGCATCGTTGGCAAGATCTGCACCGCTATGGTGCAGGCGGCTCGTGAGAGTCAAATCGCAGAAACCAATGCCGCCAGCCAGATTGACGTATTTGGCATGACGGATGACGCCGGCAAGAAGGAGAACACCGACCCCGCCGACGTGGACGTATTTTAAGAAAGGGATGAAAAACAATGAAGGCTAAGACGATTGGTTACTACAAGAACGTGCAGAACGTTGGCGACGTTAATGCCGCCGTCGATCTGAAGGTCGGCATGGGTGTGGTGCTGAATCGCGCCGCTCGTACTGCCAACCTGCCCGCCTCTGAGGAGGAGGCTAAGGCTTGCTTCCGCATCGTGAGCAATATCAACGACAAGCCCGAAATGCGTAATTTCGAGGAGACGTTGACGGTCAAGGCCGGCGAGAAGGTGCGCGCCGACGACCTGACCACTGTGGCAAATCTGGAGATGGAGTTTGCCAGCTATGAGATCACCACCGACTATGCCGGCATCTCTGTTGGCGATAAGCTGGTCTTTGGTACGGATGGCCTGCTCGCTAAGAGCGCCGACGTAACCGGTTACAAGGTGTACTTCGAGGTTACGAAGAAGACCGCATACATGGGCAAGGGCGTCCTCGTCGTTGTCCGCGTGCAGTAAGAAGAGAAAGAGAGGGATAAACGATGAGCACGATTTATGAAATCAACATGAGCAACGCTCAGGCTGATGTGAATACTGGTCGTGTCAAGCAGAACTCCAAGATCGTGGAGGTATTTTCTGCTCTGAGCGCCGGTAAGCGCCCCGAGATTGACGACAAGACTCTGGACAAGAGCGTGGCAACCATCAAAGAGCTGTCCAGCAAGGCTATCGACGGCGATAACGCCGCCCGTAGCGAAATCAACTCCATCATCCGGTTCTCTATTGAGCCGAGGCTGTTGGAGGTTGTTCGCCTGTTCGACTTCATGGGCACATATCGCCGGATCGGTTACAACGAGGCTCCCATGATGAAGACCTACGGATACGAGAGCATCGATTCTCGATTCCAGGCATCCAGCAGCGACGTACCCTTCGCCGCTGTGAATTGGCGTGAGTATCCGATCGGCACCCAGACCATCTCTGCCGGTTTTGCTGTTGACTACCGCGAGCTTCAGAACGGTAACTTCGACGGCAATATCCGTGAGGGTATGAACCAAGTGCAGATTGATATGCAGAACAAGATGACCTACTACGTCATGACCGTTCTGTACAACGCCCTGAAAAACGCCAAGGGTGTGAAGCACTTCGCTGAGGACAACGGCATCACCAAGACCGCCGTTGACAATATGCTCAAGTCCATGCGTCGCTATGGTAAGGTCAACATTGCCGGCGATTACAGCGTAGTGTCTCAGTTCAACGACTTCGCTGGCTTCAAGCAGTTCTCCGCCGATGAGATCCGCTACGCCAACAACATTGTTGCCGAGGAAATCCGCCAGACTGGTCTGGTAAGTATGTACAACGGTGCTTTCGTAACCGAGCTGCCCAACGCGATCAACTGGACTCAGTTGAACAAGGACGGCACCGATTATGACCTGTATATGCCCCAGGGTCTGCTGTTCTTCCTGCCTCGTGGTTCTGTGTCTCCTCTGCAGGTCTTCCTGCGTGGCGGACTGACCACCATGACTGGCGACGACATCGTAACCCGTCAGCACCTGACCCGCTTCGATATGGAGTTCGGCGCAGGCGTTGCCGAGGGCATGGAAGATCAGATCGGTTTGATCTCCGATACGAACTTTGATGCTCCCACTTTTTAAGTGAGAGGTCTTTTTTTTATGCCTGAATGACGGCACAAACGGGGAGGGGCACAAACCCCTCCCCTAATTTCAATCAAAGGGGAATCGTTATGAAAACGAATAATGTTCTGGTAAACAACCTTTGCTCCTGGCCTCTGGGCTTTCGGCGTCTGGCGGGGCAGGGCGATATCGCAATTCCGGGCAAAGCTCGGAATTTCCCCCTCCTCTCCGAAGAGGAGGTTTTGGCTCAGATCCAAACCGGCAACGTGATGTTTACCGGCACTGATGGTATGGGCAATCATGCCCGTATTCAGATCGTGGACGAGGCAAAGCGTAAGGAGCTGTTCGGCCTGGGCGACGCCGAAGTTTCCACTCCTATCCTCTTGAATGAGGAAAGCGTTAAGGAACTGTTGGCTATTCGCTCCAAAGCCAAGTTCAACGAGCAGCTGGAAGCTATGGTGAAAACCGACGTCGAAAAGAGAATGCTCGTGGAGCTGGCGTTTAGTGTGGGCGCTGAGGACGCGGAGTCCTGGAAGGTGGACGCTCTGCGCAAGCTGGCTGAGACTGCCAAGGTCTAACCGATGAAAGGAAAAGGTGTGGATTATGGCGGACGAAAAGAAAACGACCTTTGCGGACGTTGAGCAAAAATTCCACTCCATGCCTTTGACTAAATATGAGATCCCGGAGGCATTGGAAGCAGAATGGCTATCCACAGCGGTAGCAGATTTTGAACTGAATTTGGGCTGTGACCTCGGGTATAACGAGGAGACACGCGAGTTTTCTGGCAAGTTGAAAAGTATTGCCGTTCGTACTCTCGCCCAGATGATGTATGTGTCTTACCTTCAAAGGGAACTGAGCAGGGTAATGGCGCTGAACGGGATCTATGGAAAGGATGTTCAGCTAACCGGCCAAGATGCGACCAAACGTGTAACAAAACAGGAACTTGACGACCAGATCGCCAAGGTTGAAGTTTTGCTTCATCGTCAGAAAGATCCTGCGTATGGATAAGGGGGTAGCAATATGTCAGAAGAATCCAAAAGCTGGTATCGAATGACACGCCCTCTTTTCAACAGCGGGTTTGAGGATGATGAGTTTTGGGCATACGGCCAAGATGGTTTTCAGGAAGTGCTCGATTCCTTTATCGGGTCTGATGTTTTGATCTACGATAAGGCGATTGGAACTGAGCCGCAACAGGTAAGAGCTATTGTCCAACAGAAAACCAGCGATGTGTATAACAGCACAACGGTTAGACAGATTCTTTGCAATATCGGTATCTTGAGATGTGGGCAGTACGTGAAACACGACGGGGCGTTTTGGCTGGTGAGTTCGCTGCCGGATAACAACCGCATTTATGAAAAGGCGGTACTCTGGAAGTGCAAATACTCCATCCGATTCGTCTCCCCTTTGACAGGTGAGATTGTAGAATACCCCGTATATAGCACAAACAGCACACAGTATGGCACGGGTGAGGCGGGTAAAACGCAGATGACGGTTGGCGAAGACCAGCACCTGATTTATCTGCCGTACAATGAGGAAACGATTATGTTGGATACTCAGACCCGGTTCTTGATGGACAAGAACAAGGTCGATCCAACAGCCTATCGTATCACCAGAGTTGATCCGATCTCGTATGCAGTGGGCGACGAACGTGCAGAGGATGGCTTGATCCAATGGGCCGTACTGGAAGACCAATTCAATGCCGCTACCGATAACGCCGAGTTGATGGTGGCAGATTACTATACTTCTGTCCCCGGTGGGACGGAGGAAACCTTGGGAGCGAGCGTCCATATCACATTGACAGACCTGGACGGCGATTTCAAGATCGCGGGCGGAGAGACAAAGCAAATCCGTGTCCAAGTCTTGGATGAGAGCGGCGTTCCTATTGATCCACTCCAATATCGTTTGGAGTATGACTTTGCTGGTGCGGCCAGCATTGTCGATGAGATGAACGGCGTTATCACGCTGCGGGCATCGGATGATCCCGTATTTGTGGGAACACAAATTGAGATCAAGGCAATCCACGACGCCTCCGGCAGTGAGGCCGTTATGAAAATCCAAATTGTGAACTGGTAAGGAGGTGATGAGGGTGCCGCATTTTGATTCGATGATTCAACAGAAGATCTTGCTGAAACGAAAGCTGCTGCAAAATCAGGCGGTGGTCAATTTGCTCTGTAACGTAGGGAACAACGTGGCGGAGTTTGAGGATTTCAAAACGGGTAGTAAAAGCCCTGCGGAACCCCTCATCAAAACCCACTTTTATGTCCCTGGTACACAAACAGATGACAAAAACTTTATCACGATGCGTAGTCGTGTGGTCTATACCGACTCGAATGTGATTAAGGAGACAGGGATTACTGTCTATATTATCTGTAACGAGCACCAGATTGACTTGCTGCAGGGTTCCAGAGCGGATCTGCTGGCAGATGAGGTGGATCGCATTTTGAACAACGGGGACAAGCCACTGTTCGGACTGGGTGGGATCAAGCTCAGTACGGCGGATGAGGTTCAGTTCAACGAAGGATACTCCGGGTGGTCAATCCCGTACGTTACCCACGAGATGAATAGGGAGGCTGGTATCATTGATTGATCAGCTGAAATTGTTTCGTGGAGAGGGATACAAGATCAACGATAAAATCTTGATCAGGCAACCCACCTTGGAGGAAATCGTAGATTTTGGCGAGCAGCGGTATTTCGGACTGGTACGCACTATTTGTTCGACACCCGCTGATCGAAAAGTTGAAATCTGGGACAAACTTCATGTCTTCTGGGAGAAGATAGACGAATACGACCTTTTCATATCCCTTTTTCAGACGCTTCAAAAATCTGAGGTGTCTATCCTTTTTGGGGATATGGACTTCACAACCTTTAAGCTCGGTACACAAACAGGTCTCCCAGACCTTGTACTGAAGAATAAAGATCAAGTGGTGATCGACCGAGCTATTCATAAGCTCATGACTGACTATCTCCGTCAAATCCATAAGCTGAAAAAGAATGTGGATACGGGATTTAATGACGCCACGAGAAAAATCATGATTGAGGATGACAGGGATGAAATGGCACTGCAAATGCAGAAGCCTTTTCAATCATTACTGCTACCTCTTATCTCTTCTTTGACAAACTGCCCAGAATTTAAGTACCGATGGGATGACGTATGGACGTTGCCCATCGGTGTTTTTATGGACAGCGTAGAGCGTGTTCAGAAGCATAAGAGCTACAACTTCGTAATGCAAGGCATTTACAGCGGTTGTGTGGATATGAAGAAGCTCGACAAAAAGGAACTGCATTGGATGGGGGATCTGAAATGATCCCGAAAAAATACAGAAAGGACGATGAATACCATGTTTAACGCAACTCAATTTGTCATCGACAAGGTACGTCGGATCACTCAGATCAACCTGGCAACGGGTTTGGTGGACTTCACCGGTACGAGCGTGGAGAGTCCCCAGATCGAGTTCACCGGCGAGTCTACCGACAAGACTGACGCTCAGGGCGTCCTGCTCGCCCGTTTCGACACCGCTAAGGGTGTGAACTTCTCTGGTGAGCTGTCTCTGCTGAACCTGAACCTGATGGGCGCACAGCTCGGATCTGAGGTACAGGTGGCCGATAGCTCCAAGAAGGTCAAGGGTGCCGACTTTGCTATCCTCACCGTGACGGACGACAAGGGCACCAAGACCGCTATGCTGAAGCACGTGCCCACTTCTGCCCCCGCTGCCGTGTACACCATGAGCGAGGACAAGAACATCAGCGGCATGATCGAGGTCGGCGTTGATGAGGGTAACGCCAAGATCGAGGGCAAGGTTATCACTCTGCCCGCTTCCTTCGTCGGAACCACTGTTGGTGTGTTCTATGAGTACGAGACGGATTCTGCCGTCAAGCTGGTGGACAGCGCCGAGAGCTTTGCCGAGGCCGCGATGTATGTCGTGGACATTCTGGCTGCTGACGTGTGCAACCCGTCTGTCAAGCGTGCCGGTAAGATTGTCTTCCCCAAGGCCAAGATCGACAACAACTTCACGGTCAACCTGACCACGGAAGGTACGCACCCCTTCTCCTTCACTGCTCTGAAGGATTACTGCGCCGACGACGCGGAGCTGTGCTACATCCTCTTTGAGGAGTAAGGCGGTTTACCATGATTCGGAATTGCAAGGTGTGCGGCGCTTCGTACAAAACCTGCTATTCCTGTGAGAAAGAGCGGAGCTGGAGGCTTCATACTGACACCCCTGAGCACTACTACATTTGGACGGTGCTCATGGGGTATCAGGCTAACCACGATGCGAAACAGGCATATAGCGCTCTTCGGAAACGCGGCATCGACCTTCGTAATACGGCAGAATATACGCCGAGTGTGCAAGCACTGCTGGCGGAAATCTATGCTTTGGCGCACGAAAACAGTAGGGCAAAGAAAGCAGTAGTCGAAGCGGAGGAAACCAAGGCCGAAGAACAGGTAAATAACGAGGCTGAGTCGCAGCAGGAGTAATGGGAAGGAGGGCTTCGGCCCTCCTTTTCAGACTCATAAAGAAAGGTGGTGAGACGGGTGAAAATCTTGGCCGTTGACCAAGCCAGACACGGCGCATGGGCGGTTTATGACTATGAGGGAAAGAAACTGCTGGACTATGGGGCGTGGGGCTTTGATAACAAGAACTATACATTCGAGCAGGCAATTTTGCACATTGAGGCTTTGCTTAGTGAGGTGATCCGAACGCACGACATTGATGCGGTGTTTTTGGAGGACATTCAGCTTAGAAAGAATGTTCAATCTTTCAAAAAACTGGCTCAACTACAGGGCGTACTCGTGAATATGTGTGAAAAAACGAATATTTTGTACAATTTGGTAGCACCCACACAATGGCAAAATTACTGCAAAGCAAGAGGTAGGACGACAAAGGAGATCAAGTCAAAGATTACATCTGTCGAACCTACGGGCAAAAAGACATCAAAAATCCTATCGCTGCAAGCTGCAAGGGATATTTATGAGATCGTTACTGAAAACGACAACTTGGCGGACGCCGTGATGATTGGGCATTACGTCGTAAACAATATCAAAATCGGAAGCGAGGACGACTTCAATGAAAAAGAACGAGATGACTAAGAAGCTCATGGAGGAGTTTAACGAGGATTTTATCGACGTGGGGGGGGTATTAGACACTACGTTGCCTGATCCCACCATGGTGGAATATTATCGCCGATTGAAAAAGCGCGAGATTCTTTGGAATGACGATATCAGCGACGCCACTATTGATATCGCTTTGTATATCAAAAAGTGGAATGCCGAGGATAAGGGGATTGCGCCGGAAGAACGTAAGCCCATCAAAATCTTCATCAATTCGGATGGTGGCAGCGTGGACACGGTGCTCCACATCATCGACATGATCCACCTGTCCAAGACACCGATTTATACGATCGGTATGGGCCGAGTGTACAGCGCTGGCGGACTTCTGCTGATGGCCGGCCATAAGCGCTATGTCTTTCCTCATACCAGTTGTCTCATTCATGATGGATCTTCCGGTGCGATCGGAAGCATCGGCAAAATGTTGGACAACTTGGAGTTTACCAAGGAATTGGAAAAACGCATGAAGGAGTACATCTTGTCCAGCACCCGAATCACGGAGGAAGTCTACGACCAGAACTATCGCCGTGATTGGTTCTTGTTCAGTGAAGAAATGATCGTGTTGGGTATTGCCGACGAGATCGTAACTGACATTGATACCATTCTTTGATAGGAGTGAAGAAGGTATGGCAAAGAAAAATACCAGCATGGAAATCTATGATGTCCCCGCTACCCTGCAGGAGCATCCTTTTTATGGACTGAGACTGGATGAATACCAGAAAGTTTTTCGGGATGCTATTTGGGACACGGAGAAGCTGATTGTGTTTTGCAATGCTAAAGCTGGTACCGGCAAGACACTGATTGCTACGGCCACAGCCAATTTGCTTTATCAATACGGACGGTGTAATGGCATCGTCTATATTGCCTCTCCTACTCAGGAGCAGAAGCAGGGATATTTGAAGGGCACGATCGAGGAAAAATCCGAGCCGTATTTTGAGCCATTTTATGAAGCATTGGAAAAAATCGGTGTAAATCGCAATACTGCATTTTACGATGGTGCAGTCAACGAGAAGTATCAAACCGCATATATCCAGTGCGCTACGCACACGTTTCTGCGTGGTACCAACTTTGAGAACAAAGTGGTAATCATCGACGAGGCGCAGAACTATTACTTTGACGAGTTGAAGAAGGTTCTGACTCGTTTACATGACAGTTGCAAAATCATCGTAATCGGTCATGAGGGGCAGAATGATTTGTTCGACCACCCGGAGCGCTCCGGTTTTGTCCCCTATCTGAACTGGTTTGCAGGTGATGATCGGACGGCGGTATGCCGACTGGTAGAAAATCATCGCGGCTGGATCAGTCAACACGCCGACGAACTGACGTTCCGTGCGGCAATGAATCTTGTGGAGGATCAATAAAATGAAGAAAATCGCTGTAAATACGGTGAAAGCCTTTCTGAAAGAGAACAAGAAGGAAGATGCTTACACCCAGGCGTTTACTGTGGGGGACAGCTCTTTTGAGGTGTCATTCCATACAGCTCTGACTATCGCAGAGAAGAGCACCTTTCTGAATCGTGTGGTTTCTGGATGTTTCGATGCGACGGGCAAGTTCCGCCCTGAGTATGTCTCGCCTATGCTGCGAGCTACCATTCTCCAGATATGTACCAATATCCCGGCCATGACGCTCAAAAACGAGACAGATGAAGCGGGTGCTTCCGCTTTGGATGTGGATGCCATGAATGAGCTGTATCTGGCTATGGACTTGGATCACGTTCAGAACGCCGGATATCAGGATATGCTGAATGAGATGGTTCCCCTGTGCGGGCAGGCTATCGACTGGAAAAAGAGCAGTATTCTTGCCGATCATGGTACGGATACAGCTCTCCGCGATCTGTTGGAGGGATTGGCCGATAAGGTGAAGGATATCGACACGGAGTCGCTCATGCAGTATGCCGGTATCCTTTCCGAAGGTACCAAAGGACTGGGTGAAGGTGGAATCCTGCAAGGTCTGCTGAACTCAAGAAAGGCATAAGCAACAAAGAAAATTATTGAGTGGGAGGTGGCGGCATGAACGTTCGGGAAGCGCTTGAAAAGGCAAACAAGCAGCTTATGGCAAAAATCGACGACGCAATGACAAAAGAAGTCTTTGAGGAAGTCCAGGATGAAGAAGCTGCCACCATCTACTCTGAGGTGTACAAGGTCTATACCCCTCGGATGTACCGTCGCCGTGGAGAATACGGCGGATTGGGAGATCCCTACAACATTGAAATCCGAGGCAGAGCAGCAAAGGGCGGCGTGATGGTCGTGGTCAATATGACTGAACCGAATCCAGGTGGCTGTATGAACGACGATCAGGTAACGACTGGTAAAAATCTACCCGAGCTGGTGGAATTTGGAGACGGTTATAAATTCTATCACTATGATTTTCCCAGCCGTAGGCGCTATATGGAGCCTCGTCCTTTTACTGCAAAAACCATTGAGCACCTGAAAGAAAGCCGCGCTCATGTAAATGCTTTGAAAGCTGGACTGAGACGACAGGGGATCAATGTGAAATGAAATTTAACAGAAAAAGGTGGTGAGAGATGTGGACGAAGATCTGAAAATTGTATTGACCAGTGAGCTGGAGGCTGATGAAGAGGCTTCCGCACAACGTATTTCTGCGCAACTTCCCAACATTGCAAAGCTGATCAATTCCAAAAGCAGCATCAAGGTTGGTGTAACTCTGGACGAAGCTGGTATTCAGTCTCAAACTCAGCGGATTACTCAGCAAATCGCCAGAGCAACAAAATCCCAAAGCGTTGGTGTTTCTTTGAGCTTGGATCAAAGCTCTGTCAACAAGATTAAGACTGAGCTTAATAATTTGAAGGTCAGCCCCGACATCTCTTGTGCCATGACTGATCAACTGGATCAAATGGGTATCCAGATTGACCGAATCACTGGCCGCTGGGAAGCGGTGAACGGCGAAGAGGAACGTATGCTGAATCTGACCATTCAGGGTACGGATCAGATGCAGAGAACCGTCACGTATCTGCAAACCTATAATGCGGAGACGGGCGAAATCAATACCCATTTGACCAATGTGACTGCAAATCTGGAGCGTCAGCGCAGAGAGCAGGAGCAGGTAGCGGCTCAGGCCAAGAAGGACAATGAATCAAGGGTTTCATACTTGAATCGCCAAAAGGCTCTTTTGGCTGATATTCAAGCCGCTTATGTCGGTCAAACTTCTGTAAAGCCGATTACGGATAGCGCTCATTTGACAGCGCTGAATGATACTTACGCCGCAGTCAATGCCCGGATTGAGACCATGATTGCCGCCGAAGGGCGGCTGGATAATGTTCAACGCTCTAATCTGGAAGCTCAGATTTCCGGCTTGCAGCGTTTGGTCAAAGAGTACCAGAACGCCGAGTATGTAGCAACTAAGCTGAGAACAAAGGACATCGGTTCTATCAAGGCCGATCAGCTTTCCGGGCTGGAAGCCTTGGAGAAACGACTGGAATCTGCCGGAACACTGACCGACACGTTCAAGAGTAAGATCGACGGATTGAAGAAAACTTTGCAAGGCGTCGGCACCAAAGATCAGTTGGTAGCTTTCCTCAACAGTTTTGACCAGCTGAACAATGATGTGGCTGTCTTCCAGGAGCGGCTGCGTGGTGCGAACAAGATCTATACTCAGTTGATCTCTCTGGACAAGCAGATTACCTCTGTTCAGTCTTCTATGACAAAGCTGAATACCAGCGACGACAAAAACAAGTTGCTGGCTTTGCAAGGTCAACTGTCTGTGCTGAATAATCAGCGGGCGGCTCTGGAGGCACAGCTGGTTCCCTATGCTGATATTATTCAATATGCGAAGCAGGCGACGGCTCTTGAACAGAGCCGTCTTTTGAATGGTACCCAACTGGTTTATACCCAGATGGAGCTGGCTGACAAAGCGCGAGATTACGATGTCGCAATGCAGAGTATCCCGTCTACCATTGCTGATTTGCAAACGAAGTTTAGCCAGGTGGTGGCCCCCACAGAAAATCTCGTGCAGAATATGAGACTGCTCCGGGAGACAGCGGCACAGTATGGCGCTGATATGGGGGATAGGGAGAAGGTTACGACATATGAGCGGCTGCAATCTCTGATTGGTGCTTGCAGTAAGGAAATGTCTGAACTTCTCCGCGTCCAGCGTGGTGATGTCAACGACTTCAAGTTTACTCAAAACTTGGAGAAAGCAAAGGCGGATTTGGAAACAGTTGGAAGAACGTGGAGTGCATTGAAGCAAGATCCCGGTCTTAATGCGCAATTCCAACAGCTGAGTGAAAACCTCAAGCGCGTTGACAATCAGATGGATTTGAGAAAATGGACGGCGCAATTTAGCACGTTCAAATCTGAGGTCAAAGCTGCTGGAAAGAATATGCAGTCTTTGGGCGACATTTTGAAGAACAACGTAGGTAAGGTACTCCAGTGGGTATCTGCTACTACGCTTCTCTTCCGTGCGTTCCGGCTGCTGAGATCTGCACTTACTACGATCGTTGATCTGGATACGGCCATGATTGACCTGCAAAAAGTCACGACCGCGACCAGAGAGGAGTATGACCGTTTCTATCATAGTGCCAATGGCACAGCCAAAGCGCTGGGTGTAACCACTGAGGAAGTTATTTCTCAGACGGCGGAATGGGCACGACTGGGCTATGCTATGCAAGATGCCGCAAAGCTGGCAGAAAACTCTGCTATCTTTGAAGCTATTTCTCCCGACATGGATATTACCCAGGCGACAGACGGCTTGGTAAGTATCATCAAGGCTTACGACCTCGATGTTGAAGACTCTTTGGATGGTATTATCTCCAAGGTCAACGAAGTGGGTAATAAGTTCGCCGTGTCCAACGGTGATATTGTGGAGGCTATGACCCGTAGCTCTGCTGCTATGGCTGCTGCAAACAATACATTTGAGGAAACGGTAGCTCTGGCGACCGCCGCTATCGAAATCACAAGAGACGCGGCGACGGTTGGTAACGGTCTGAAAACCTTGTCAATGCGTATCCGTGGCTATGATGAGGAGACGGAGGAATACTCCGCAGACGTGTCCGAATTGACCGGTACGATTGCCGATCTTACTAAGGTCGCAAGCAATAATAACCGGGGTATCAGTTTGTTTGAGGCGGACGATCCCGAGACTTATCGTTCTACCTATGACATTCTGTCCGATATTGCGGATATCTGGGATGAGCTGACCGATAAGAATAGAGCTAACCTTTTGGAGGCTCTGTTCGGTAAACGGCAGGCTCAGATTGGTGCCGCGATTTTGTCCAACTTTGATCAGGCGCGTAGTGCCATCGTAAAGATGGAAGAGAGCGCCGGCAGCGCGGGACGCGAGATGGACAAGATTACGCAATCGTTGGATTATAAGCTGAATGCACTGAAAGAAACATGGGTTGGTGTGGCTCAGAACCTGTTCCAGACCGACGATATGAAGCTCGTTGTTGATGCTTTGAACCTTGTTTCCAACGGGATTGACCAGCTGACGGAGAAGCTGGGATTGTTTGGTACAATCGGTCTTGTTGGTGCGATTGCGTTGATTTATAAATTCCGTGCCGAAATGAATATGCTCCAGAGCACTGTCCTTCCGGTGACAGAGGCTATCAGAGCGTCTGGCGTGGTTATGGACGGTAGCGCCACAAGTGTACAGTATTATGCTACTAAGCTGATGGGACTTGATAAGTCTCAGCGTGCGGCAGCAATGAGCGCACTTGGACTGACTGCGGAGCAGAAGAAGCAGGTCATGACAATGACCAGTCTGATTGCTTCTGCACAGAGATATACGATCCAAGAGTTGGCGGAAAAAGCTGCTACGGATAAAACGACTGCTGCTACGCTTGCCAAGAATATGGCGAAAGCTACCGAGAAGCGGACGACCGAGCAGATTACCGCCGCAATGATGACCGAGATTCTAAACTCCAAGAAACTGACGGCTGCTCAGAAGGAAGCAATCGTTGCTGCTCTGCGACAGACCGCAGCGAATGAGAAGCAGGCATTTTCTTTGAAGGTTCTCGGTGCCAACGCCAAGGCCGCATTTGCGGCGATGGCGACTAACCCCATGACATGGATTACCCTGGCAGTTACTGCTGTCATGGCTTTGGCTCAGGTATGGCAAAGCGTAAAGCAACGGGCAGAAGAAGCTCGTCAGTCTATGACTGAGGCTGCGGAGGTCGCTAACGATCAGCGCAATTCGCTTGCCGATCTGATTGCAGAGTATAAAGAGCTGGCAACTGCCGGCGACTTCGACTCTTCTGCCAGAGAGACGGCGAAGCGTATCCAGAAAGATATTACGGATCTGGTTGGGGCGCAGGCTGATAATCTTGATCTGGTTAATGGCAAGCTGGATGACGAGATCAAGAAGCTCGACAACATTAAACTGCAAGCAGCGTATGACGCCAGAGATACTTTGGATACCAAGTACCGTGACGCAATGTCACGATATAACCAAGGTATCAACGCTGAAGGTTCTGGAACGAATTTCCTTGGCGTTGTTACTGACGCAGGTGGCATTGACCAGATTTTGCGAAAGATCGGTTATGTTAATGATGCGTGGGAAAATGTCAACGGGCAAATCAGTATTAGCTATGCACTGGCAGGAAAGAACGCAGAAGAAGTCCTGGCAATGTACAAAGAACTCCAGCACGTACTTTTGAGTGACGATAGCTGGCAAAGCATGGCTGATAGCTGGCTTGGGGACTCATCCCAAGATGTCCTCAACAACGTTCAGCAGCAGATTGAGTTTTATCAGGGACTCGTAGACGATTATAACTCCGCTCAAGAGAACTTCCTCAAAAATGAGGCGGTCATTGACCTTGGAGAGACGCTGAAAACTACTGATATCAATACTCAGGATGCTTTCGACGGATATATCCAGGGGATCAAGGATAGCACGGAGTATTCTGAGGCATATAAGAAGATCCTTTTGGAGCTTGCCAACGATACCTTCCCGGAGTTCAGCGGAGCAATGCAACAGGCCACAAACAACGGTGGCACTTCTGTATATATCGCACAGCTGGAAAAACTGACCGATGTTATTTCGGGGTTGCGGTCTTCGTTTGATGCTTTGGCGTCTGCCGAAAGTGATATGGCCGGTGGCGGCGGATTGTCTGCTGAAACTATTGAGTCTCTTGCCGGTGCTGAGGAAAAATATCTGGACTACCTCTACGAGGAGAACGGCGTCGTAAAGCTCAACACAGCGGCATGGAAAGAAAACGCTAATGCTAAAATGCAGGGCGAGATGGACGAGATCCAAAAGGAGATCGACTCGCTTCAAGAGCGTAACGCCACCCTGCAAGAGAGCATTAAGTATTACGAGGAGCAGCGTAACCTTGGCAATGATGGTGGTCTGTGGTCGGGCATGATCGGCAACGCTACAGAGGAAATCAAGAAAAACAACGAGGCGATTGCTGAAAACCAGGGCAAGTTGGCGATCTACAGCAGTTTGTACGGTTCAATCACCGGTGATCTGGACGCATATACTTCTGCCTTGCAAAACTTCTCGAATGTTGCAACTACCATTGATACTATCTCTGATTCTTTCCGGACGCTTGCAGATTTGCAGGCTGGGGTAGCCAACGGGTTTACCATGTCATTGGATAAGGCTTTGGAGTTCGCCAAGGTCTATCCCGAGATCATGAACAATGCCCAAGTAGCGGCTGATGGTCAGATTATCCTTAACGAGGGCGTAGTAAACTCTTTCATTCAAGGCAAAAAGGCTGAATTGGATGCTCAGATTGATGGGCAAATTGCCCAGCTGGAAGCTGAAAAGGCAGTCTTGCAGGCCAAGATGGAAGCAGCTCAGACGCAGCTTGACCTTGCCAAAGCGGTTGCTGAGGGTGAGGGAGATATCTCAAAAGAGCTGGCGGAGTATCGGATCAATGCCGGTAACGCTGTTGCTCAGGCTCTGATTGATGCTGGCGTTGATGAGGCGACTGCGTTTAAGCTGGCGGCGGCTGCTATGGCTCAAAATGCGGAAGAGTTCAACCGGGTAGCGGCTGAGGTCTGCACGGATGTAAATGGCAACTTTAATCAAGCTGCCTATGATCTGGCGCAGACGATGTACAACAACCTGACCAGCGTAAAGACGGATCTTGCTTCTGTCGCAAAGCAGGCACACCAGACAGCTAAGGCTATTGCTGGTGTTGCAAGCGGTACAGTAGCTGGATCGGCTGACGTACAAGGTGGGTCTGGTGGTGGTACTGGCGGTAGTGGCATTAAGCTCAACCTGACAAGCGGTAGCTTTAAGGGGACAGAATATTCCTACACCGCTAAGGAAAGCAATCTGGAGGATTTTATTTCCCAGATTGAACTGGATGTTTCCAAGTACCAAGACGCGATCAGCCAGATTGATGGACAAATCGCGGCTTTGCAGGCGTTGAAAAATGCGCCTTTGAAGAGTTTCAAGAGCGATACGAAGTCGGGTAGCAGCTCTAAGAAAGATGTCGAAGAGTATGTCGCTACCATTGACGACTATCGAGAGGCGGTTGAACGGCTGCGCAAGACACAAGAGGCCAGAGCGGAGCTTGAAACCAAAATTGATAACTCTGACGATTTGAGAGAGAAAATCCTTTTGGAGCGTCAGCTGATCGGTGCCTATCAGCGTGAGCAAGAGGCGCTGCAAAATCTGAATGACCAAAGGGAAAGCACAATCTCTTCCGGCGCTAAGGCGCTGCGAGATCTGGGGTTCGAGGTACAGTATAACGCCGATACCAATGAACTTTGGATCGCAAACATGGAGCACCTGAATGAGCTGGTGGCCGATAGTAAGGGTGGATACGACACTCTGCAGGAGGCCACAAATGGTTTGAGGAAGGAAACTGAGGATCTTATCAATTCTCTGACGGACTTGAACGAGGAAAATCGTGACGGTTCGGAAAGTTGGAAAGAACTTGGACAGGATATCAAGGAAACCCGCAAGCAGATTACGGAGCTTCTGGATGGTATCGTTGAAGAGGCTTCCGACGCGGTTGATACTATCCAAAATGTTTATGACACACTCCATAACGCGGCGGACGAGTATGCCCAGAGCGGGTTCATTACCGTAGATACTTTGCAGAGTATTATCGGGCTTGGGCAGAAGTACGTAGCGTACCTGATTGATGAGAATGGGCAGCTTGTCATCAACGAAGAGCGCATCCAAGCGGTTATTGCCGCACGGACGCAGCAGATGGCGATTGAGAGTTCTTTGGCCTATGTAGAAGCGCTTCGTATGGCAAAGTCTGAGGGCGATATCGCAACTCTGAATAATTTGCTGTATGCAACCGAACAGGCTACTAACGCAACTTGGGGATTGGTCTATGCAAATCTGGCTTTGGCTGGACTGGACGAAGATCAGTACCAAGCGGCGTTGCGGAATATCAATGCAATTCGGGCTATGGCGGACAGCGCCGTACAGAGCATTGGTAAAACCGTGGGTGGCGTGACGGACGAGTTAGAGGAGATGCAGAACGGATTGAACGACATCCTCGATTATGTAATGGATATGCTGAAACAGCGTATCCAAGATCAGATTGACGGATTGGAGGACATGAAGGATGCGTACTCTGAAATTATCGACCTGAAGAAGCAGTCATTGGAGGCCAGCAAAGACGAGGCAGATCACCAGAAGACCATGGCATCTAAAATGCGTGAGATTGCGAAGCTGCAAGCTCGTATTGATATGCTTTCTCTGGATGACAGCCGCGAAGCTCAGGCTGAAAAAGCGGCGTTGCTCAAAGAACTGAGTGAGCTTCAGTCTGATTTGGCCGACGAACAGGCGGACAGAACACTGGAGGCTCAGGAGGACGCTCTGGATAAGATGGAAGAGTCCTATCATGACGAGAAGGATAAGGAAATTGGGATTCTGGAAGACAGTATCTCTTCTCATCAGAAGCTCTATGATATGGCAATCTCTTATATCGAGTCTCACTGGGATACGCTGTATAGCGAGCTGATCAGTTGGAACACGCAGTATGGTGATGTGCTGAACAGTGATATTACGAATGCTTGGGATAACTGCTTGGCTGCTGCACAACGGTATGGAAGTTACGTGTCTGCTCTGGGAAGTATCGGAGGAGACATCAAGGCCACGCAGTCCAGCGGAACAAATTTCCAAGTTGGGAATGCTACCTACGACAATAGCTCCAGCGGCGAAGATATGATCCATGCGATCATCAAAGAAATGTATGCAAACAGCAAGCAGCACGCTTATGAAGATGCTGCCGGCAAGCTCTATCTGAACCGGCGCAATCTTGAGCTTGGCGCACAGCTGGCACAGTATGGCATTACTGCGGTGCGCGGCAGTGATGGTGTTTGGTACGTAGATCGCGTGGGTGGGCAACTGCTGTACGATAAGTACAGAAAGTACACCTATCATGAGGGTGGCATTGTCGGCGGAGGAGATATCAAGTCCAACGAACAACTCTCTCTGCTGAAAACTAAGGAGTGGGTATTGAGCGAACAGATGGTGGACAATCTGACCACACAGATGGATCGTATCAATATGCTCTCTGACGCAATGAGTGATCTGCCGGATTATGCTGGCAAGTCTACTTTGTCTGATGTGATGAAGCAGGTAGGCGGCAGTAAGACGGTAAATAATATCACCAACAACAGCAGACCCATTGAAGTGCAGATTGGCGATACGATCATTCATGGTGCCGACCAGTCTACGGTTGATAAGCATATCAAGGTTACACGCGATATGGTCAATCAGATTGGACGGCTCATTGGAATCGGGAGATAAGATTGGGACGCCCAATTTCGGGCGTCCCTTTCATATAGCAAGGAAGGGAAGACAATGTTCAAAAGCTATGAATTTACCTATGCTGGTATGCCCGCTTCCATGTTTGGTATGTACATTGCGGATATGTCCAGCAATAAACATAGTGCCAATAGTTTTGGCAATAAAGCAAATCTGGTGGAGACGCGGCTGGCAAATCGTGTTACGCCGATCCACTATGGTGTGCGATATAACGATAGTCCGTTGAGCTTTACGTTGATTTTCGGAGCAGATCATAAGTTGGATCGCTATGAAATGCAGGTGGTTTCAAAATGGCTGACAGGGTATCAGGAGTACCAATGGCTCAGTATTGATCAGCCGGATATGGAGCATATTCAATTCCGGTGTCTTGTTCAGGAACTGACGCCTATTCATCTCAGCTGGGTGCCTATGGCGTTTGAAGCTAAAATCATCTGCGACTGCCCATATGGATATAGTTATCCATTTGCGAAGACCTATCAAATCAGCGGGGGAACAGCGGTGCGGTTTTACAACGACAGTACCTGCATGGAAAAGTTGCGCCCAGAAATGTTGGTCACTCTTGCTGCCGGCTGTACCAGTTTTGCAGTAAAGAACAAGACGACCGGAGCAGAAATGCGGTTTGATAATTTGCCGGGAAGCAGTTTGTCTATCCGCGTTGACAATGAGAACCAGGTAGTTACCGAGGAAGTTTCTGGCTACGATCTTTATGAACACTTCAATTTTGTGTTTTTGGAGTTGGAACCCGGAGACAATGAATTGGTATTCACTGGAACTGGGAGCGTAACGATCAGCGGTCGATACCTTTATAACGTCGGAGCATAAGAAAGGAGGCCAGAGGTGTATCTGGATTATTCTAAATTGGAAGCCAGCCAGATTAAGCAGCCCGCTTTGCGGTTGCAGACTCTGGCCGGTAAAGAGCTTGGGGTTATCCCTTGGGTCAGCAACCTTAATTTTGAATTGAACTATGCGGATGTAAGCCGCGTTGAGTTCGATGTTCCTCGGCATTCCGATGGGAAAATCAATCCGGTTTATCATTTGCTGACCAGCTACAAAATGCTGTTTACCGAACAGCTTGGTATCTACATTCTTCAGAGGCCGGCTACATCAGGTGACGGTGTATCTGAGGTAAAGCATATTACCGGATACTCTATTGAGCAGCTTTTTGAGAAAAAGAAACTCTATTTGGAAGAAGGAACGTATAACTTCTGGAATCCTGTTCAGCCGGAGGATACTATTCTGGGCCGTATTCTGGAATTGGATACGACATGGAGTATTGGGTATGTTGACCCCAAGCTGATTGGATGTTATCGCACCTTTGACGAGTACGATAGCGACGCCTTGAGTTTTTGCTATGGCAGTGCTATGGAGAAGTATAACTGCACGATTGTGTTTGACGTGTACGCCAGGACAATTAGTGCTTACGACGCGGGCAAAAGCCGTGGAACCGTACCTATCTATCTGAGTTATCAGAATTTGGTGGACGCGGTTGATCTGGAAGAGCTTACCGATGATATGGTGACAAAGCTCCATCTGTACGGATCGGACGACCTGAGTATTCGGGATGTAAACCCGATCGGCACAGACTACATGGTAAACCTGTCATACTTCATTTCCAACGGCGATTTTGATGTGATCGCCGAGGGCAGCACAGTTACTTTGGCCGAGCGTGTCAAGAGCTGGAATGCTGCAATTAAAAGCAACCAAACTCACTACACCAATCTGGTAGCAGCACGGGCATCCAGAACCGCCCAAAGGCTGGCGGAGGAAGCGACACTCGCTTCGCTGAAAGGCGATTTGGAAGTCCTGACTACGCAACAAAGCGTAATTATCCAGGCAATGGCTCTGGAATCTACTGCCGCTGGAAAGACAAGTCAACAGCAGCAGCTGACAGAGATCAATGAGAAAATCTCTGCAAAGAACTCTGAGATTGAGGCGCAAGAAACAGTGATTGCGAATTTGCAGGCAGAGATTGATCGGTATACCACTGATATTCAGGGTGTTGTAGAGCAGCTGTCTATTTCCAAGTATTTCACAAAAGCCGAACAAAAAATCCTCAACCACTATTTGATTGAGGGCGAAGCGGCAGAAGAAACTTTCGTTGCGACCGATGTAGATACATCGGCTTCTGGTGCCATCTCCACATTGCAGGGGGAGGTTACATTGACCGGGGCTGATATTGCACAGGCAAGTCTTAACGGTAAAAGTATGTATGCTATTGCGGGCGGCGTTTTGAAAATTGCCAGCGCAAAGCTGACGGCAGACATTGTGCGTGGTACTTTGGAGGTTAATCCAAGTACAAACGAATATGTACTGACGGTGTACATGGGATCTACGACGTTTGATGAGCATAGCTTCCCGAGCGGACTTGTTACTGCATCCGGCATACTTTCTCAGTTCAGCAGTGATATTTCTCCTGTTTCTCAGGATGGGGTAACGGAGAACAAAGGCACCCAGATTTCTTTTGAGGCGGGCACATCCAAGCTGTTTTTCACAGTAAATGTGAACGAGTATCAAAAATATTCTGTGGCGCAAGAGCTGTACGCATTTGGCGAAGAGCTTTTGGATGAATGGGCATGGCCTGTTTACGAGTTTTCCATTGATACGGCTAATTTCTTGTTCCAGAAAGAATTTGAGCCGTTTAAGAATAAATTGGAGTTCGGCAAGAGCATTTATCTGAACGTCGGTGATGGTGGTGTGATCGAGCCGAAGCTGATCGGGGTAGCTCTGGACTTTGAGAACCCCGAGAAGTTGACATTGACCTTTTCTAACCGTTTCCAAAAACGTGACGTAGTTGCGAATTGGCTGAGTGAGGTCAATAAGGTCAGTGCGTCCAGCCGCAGTTTTGATACCAGCAAATACCTCTACAACAGAACTGCGAATAAGACTACTCAGGTTTCGCAGTTTATGGAGAACGCCTTGAATGCGGCAGTAAACACCATTATTGGCGCAAGTAATCAGAGCGTTGTGATCAATGGTGCGGGTATCCAAGTGGGCGGTGACAGTAAGTATCAACTGCGTATCGTGGACAACATGATTGCCATGACTGACGATGGTTGGAAGACTGCTAAACTGGGTATCGGTCGGTTTTACTCCGATGCGAAAACAGGTCTCAAAGATGATAAGGGTAACGATATCCTGATTGGAGAGACATGGGGTATCAATACAGAACTGCTTGCGGGTAGTCTCATTATTGGTAACAACCTCGTCTTGGAGAACGCCAACGATAACGGCGTAATGCAATTCAAGGTGGACGCCACCGGAGCGTGGTTGTATAACGCCTCGTACATTATGCAGCATGACGACGGTGGCCTGATGATCTTCGATCCGAAGTATGGTATCGTGGCCGGCAATAAGCTCCTGTTCAATACTAACGGTACAACCGTGACCCCGGAGTTTATTGACGATTGGGGCGATATCAAGTTCGATGCGGACGGTATGCCTGAGAACGCAAACTTCTATCTGGATCTTCGAGATGGCAGCGCTTATTTCAGAGGAAGAATCAAGGCCGACTCCGGTTCGATTGGCGGGTGGGAACTGGCCGAGAATGAGCTTCATTGTGGATCAAACTCTACTTTTGTTGCCCTCAACTCTTCCAAGGATACCAATTCGCTGTATGCGATTTGGGCGGGTGCTACAAAACCTGAGAATGCAAAATTCTGGGTAAAGCGAGACGGCACACTGCACGCAAGAGATGGCGAGTTTAGCGGTACGCTCTCTGCCTCAAGACTGAGTGGAAATCTGACCGCCGATCCACAATCTGGTGGATGGCTGAAAGGCTGCGGTATTGATGTAAACAACGGCGCGTTCTATGTTGATCCGTCCGGCAATGTCACTATGAAGGGCAGCATCAATATGGCGGACGGCAGCATTACTTGGGGCAGCGGCAACAGCCCGTGCTTGGTGTTGTATTGCAGTATTGCCGCCTCACCTCCTACCGGGTCATACAACTCGTATCCGTCCAGGGGAAGTACCAGTTGGCACAAGTCTATCAATGACGGAGATCTCTATGCTTCTTATACCTACGATGGCGGAGTGACCTGGACTTCGGCGATTAAGATTCGCGGTGAAGACGGCCAGAATGGTAAAGACGGCCAGGATGGTATGGACGGAAGCGATGCGACCGTCAATGAGCGAAACGTTTTTAATGTTTTGACAAATGGCGGTACAAAATTTGGCGTTTTTAGTGATTCTTCGACGCGCAAGCTGTATATCAATGCAAGCTATATTCGTGCAGGTCAGATTGATGCCGATTTGATCACTCTTGGCAGTGAGTATGGTGGATTCTGTTGCGCGAGGGGCAGTGACGGCGTGAGTTTTACTTACGGCGCTAAAATGTACGGAAGTGATGATGAATACTACTTTATTGCGACCAACAAAGGTGTGCGTATGCAGGCACCGGATCATGGTTTTACCATTACAAACAATGGTTTGTTTGCTGATGAAGAGATCTCGGTCGGATCTGATAGGAGATTGAAGCAAGCAATCGAGTACAGAATGGACAAGTACGAGAATTTCTTTATGAAGCTGAAACCTACTCAGTATCAGCTAAAAGCTGGAAAGTCTAAGAGACTTCATACTGGATTTATCGCGCAGGACGTTGAGCGTGCATTGTTGGAAAGTGGTTTGACGACGAATGACTTTGCCGGCCTGACAATTACTCCTGTCCAAGAAGTCAATCCCAAAGACGGTATTGATGACGTTTTCTATCGTCTGCGGTATGGGGAGTTTATCTCTTTGAATACCTACATGATTCAAACGCTTTACCGTCGCATCTCCGAACTGGAAGAAAAAATCAAGTCTTTGTAAGGAGGACTATATGAAGGATCAAGTTATGCAGCAACTGGGATTCGTGCTGAATGCGCTGAACAATGTCTATGTAAAAGGCAAGGCGAATTTGGCAAATCTGAGTGGTAGTATCGCCATTCTCGAAGAGGTTGCCGACGTTTTGAACAATGCGGAAATTGTTGAAGCTACTTCAAAATCCGCTGAAAAATAATATCTGAAAGGGCGGTGATAGGTATGAATTGTGATTACAGCCCTTACTCACTTCCTACCATCGACTTTGTGGGAGGATCAACGCAGGAACTTGTGTTCCACACGTTCTTTTCACAAAACAAAAAGCCGTTTGATCTATCCTCCTGTACGGCCAGTTTTGCGTTGATCAATTTTGTCAACAAAAACGGATCACCGCTTATTGCCAAACCGATGGAGGTTAGTAAGAGTGAGGACGGCGACGGAACTGTAACAAATGTTCTGCGTGTGGTGTTGCTGCCAGAGGAAACGGTAGATCTGGTCGGTAAGTTTATCTATCAGATTACTATTCAGGATATCTCAGGGGAAATTGAGATTCCGGATCAGGGTATTATTCGCATTGCGAACAATATCAACAAAAGTTTCCCTCATTAAGCAACAAAGAAAATCATTGAGAAAGGATGAGGACGATGAATACGACCTATTTTCTGAATTTGGTGTCAGGCAATGTGTTTGGCTCCAAGAAAACCCCGGCTGTGCCTGAGAAGTATTATCTGGGTCTGAGTAGCGCCGCGCCTGCTCTGGATGGCAGTGGCGTTGTTGAGCCTGGTGATGGCACCGGCTATGCTCGTGTAGAGCTGACTTCTTTGAGCGCCCCTGTTAATGGCGTCGTGACCAACAATACTGCGATTGATTTTGCGGAGAGCACTTCCGAGTGGGGCACTATGACCCACTTTGTTGTTTACGATGCTCTGACTGGTGGCAACCTGCTGATGTACGGCGAGCTGTCTGCAAGTCGTCGTGTTGAGGCTGCAACCATCATGACCATCAAGCTGGGTTCTCTGAACCTGTCTGTGGTGAACCCGACGGCATAAGGAGCGATAGGAGATGAAGGAGTACGATATTTTCCTGAAACAGCGTTTGACTGAAGGTTCAATCATCGTTTACTCCCTCCCATTTCGTGATGGCGTATCAGCTGTAAACAGAGTAGTTTTGCGGGCGATGCTGTCATATTTCAGCCTGCAAAAGAAAATTGCAGTGGCAAATCAATCTGCTCTGTTGTCGGAGATCGACGAGATGCTGGCTACGGTCAGTGAGAAAATCGGTGATCAAGTTTGTCTGGAAGCGAGCGCCGCACTTACTATCAAGTATCGAAACGAACTGGAGCAGGCAGCGATGAGGCTGGATATCCCAGCTTTCACGCTGTTTGCCCAGAGTTTCTTTGCCTTGGAAAGTCAAATCGGTATCAAAGTTAGCCAGCCGATTGCTTATGCTAAGAGTTCCCTTGGCGATGCGCAGAGTGCAATGGCGATTGTAGCAAAAAGTCTTGCGGAACAAAAGCAAGTCTTTGACACTATTCAAAATCAGACTGTTTTTGGTGCAAATGATCTTGCATTTCGGAAACACGATTTTGAGTCAGGCAGTAGTGCGATCGGTATTGATCAGACAAGCCCGGAGCTGCTTTATCGCTATACAACAGGAATGGAGGCCGCATTTGCGATTGCGGCAAGCATTGGAGAAACGGAGTTCCACTATTCTCTGGGGGACGGTAGCAATGCAATCGGTATTGAGACTTCCGAACCAGAAACCATTGCAGAAAAGAAACTGCAAATTGGTAATGCTATCGAAATGTTCTACGAACTGGTTGTCGAGACGATCAGCTTGTTTGCTGTGTCAAATGATGCAGAGATCCTAATGACACTGAATGCGGGCATGAAGCGCTACCGCCTGTTGTCAGATCTGGACGATAAAACCTTGGCAGAGATCGACGATATGACTCTGGAAGAGTTGGACTTTGTTGTACTTGCTTAGGAAAGGAGTAAGAAAAATGTCACAGGCACATTTGGGTTGTTTTAGCGGGACTGTGACGCCGAATGTCAATATGCTGGATATCTTCAAACAGAATGAGCGTGCGGATAATCCCAATAGCATTTTGAACTTCGGTCAAATGTCGCTGCGGAAGCTCAGTATGATTTGCCCAGAAGGAACGAAAGTGAAAATCAACGGGAAGGAGATCCCACTGATCACTGGTATTTTTGAGCTGGGCATGGATCAGATTAACATTACGTCTCTGGAATTTTCTGAGGCGGTTAATGTCAATATTTACTATATGTTCTGAGAGGAGGCACAATTATGGCTGATTTGAGCTGGATTTCTGCCTTGACTAATCAGGGCGGATGCGGCGGTTCTTCTGGCGGTGTTTCTGACTATGACCAGTTGAAAAACCGCCCTGTAACAAACATTGCAGGAACCGGAATTGTAATCAGTGCTTTGGAAACCGGTGTTTACAATATCGAAGGTACGTGGAAACTTACACTCGATGATATTGAGCGTGAAACATTGGCTGATGACCTGTTCTATGTAATGAACAATGGCGCGGAAAGCAAACTGACATGGATCAGTGCTGGTCAGATTAAAACCTATGGCGTCCCCGTTGGCGGTACTGCTGCTGATATTACAGAAGGATCTATTGCTACTACTGAGGAAGTAGTACGCGATATGGTAGGAGTATTCTGATTTCGTGCCAGTCGCAAAAGCGGCAAAGAAAATCAATTTCATGCAAACGGGCAACAATCTGGATGCAGAGATGTTTTCTTTACAAATATACCAATCCACAATACGTGAGAAGAAAGGATGAAATGCTATGACTGCAAACTACAAACTCGTGTACCATGGTAACAAGGCTAACCTGCCTGCCGTTCGTGATGCTGGTAGCTTCTACCTGACTGACGACACCCGCGAGCTGTATTTCGGTGACAAGAAGTACGGTGAGGGCGTCCGTCTCTATACCAGCGCTGAGGGTAAGCCTACCACTCCTGCCGAGGGCGTGATCTATGTCAATACCGATACCGGTGTTGGCGAGGTCTACAATGGCTCCGCTTGGGTTGTTGTGATCAAGGGTTATGCTACCGCTATCGGCGAGAACGCTGATGACAGCACTGTGCCTACAAGCAAGGCTGTGAAGGACTACACCGATGCGAAGGTCGCAGAGGTTGCCGGCATTGTTGATGGTCTGGGCGCTCTGGCAAAGAAGGACGAGGTGAGCGAGACCGAGCTGGAGGCTACCCTGAAGGCCAAGATCAACGGCAAGGCTGAACAGACCGATCTGGACGCCGCCAATGGCAAGCTGACCACTCTGATTGGTGCTGATGCCGGTAAGTCTGCCCGTACCATTGCCAATGAGGAGCTGGCTACCCAGCTGATCCCCGAGAGCGCCAAGGAGTCTCTGAATACTCTGGCCGAGATCGCCGCTTGGATTCAGTCTCACCCCGATGACGCCTCTGCGATGAATCAGGCTATCACCGCCCTGCGGAACCTGGTTGGCACTCTGCCCGAGGGAGCTGTCAGCGACACCGTGGTTGCCTACATCAAGGAGTATACTGACGGCGCTATCGCCGCTCTGAACATCGGTGACTATGCCAAGGCTGCTGACCTGACTGCTGCTATTGGCCGCATCGCTGCTCTGGAGAAGGATACCCACACCCACGCTAACAAGGCTCTGCTCGACACCTACGATCAGACCAACGAGGATCTGAAGGACGCTGTTGCCAAGAAGCACAGCCACGCCAACAAGACCGAACTGGATAAGATCGTTGAGGGCGACAAGGCTAAGTGGGATGCTGCGGCTGCAAAGGCTCACGAGCACGCCAACAAGACCGAGCTGGACAAGATCGCTGAGGGCGACAAGGCTAATCTGGACGCTGTTGTTGCAGCTCTGACTGTCGGTACGTTCTGATCAGGGAATCCGGTAAACTGACCGAGGAGGGAGCGGCTTAGATGCCGCCCCTCTTTTTTCAATTAAAGGAGGTGTACAAATTGTCCCTATTCAACGTAAACCAGACGGTTGCCAGTAAAGCGCGGAATACATCTACGGTTCCGATCAAGGACAAGCAATTCCTTATCGTAACTGATTCGGGTGACATCTTTTACGATTCTGACGGAACACGTGTTCAGTTGACGGATATCATCGTCCTGGACACAGAGTCACAACGTCTTGCGCTGACCTCACCGTTCGAGAAGTTCTACTTCGTGAAGGGATCTGGCGCTCTTTGGAGATATAACAACAGCTCATGGGTCAAATGTTCCGGTGGTGGAAGTATGTCGGTTGACAAGGTGCTGTCTGTTGCGTCTTGGTCAGACAATAAACAAAATATTGAGATTTCTGGACTGACGGCAGATCAAAACGGCATCGTGGGCTTGTCTCAGAGTGTGTCCATGGAGGAAAGAGAGGCGGCAGAAACCGCCAGCCTTTATGTTTGTGGGCAGCAGGACGGTTCCTTTACTGTCGCCATTGGTGGAGACAAACCTACGTGTGATATCCCGATCACGGTTATTCTGTTCGGTTAAGGAGGGATGAGCTGTGAGCCAAACAACGACGAACTATGGGCTTATCCTGGAAGACGATTCTTCGACAAAATTTAAGGACTGGCGTGAAGCAATCAACGGTGCATCTAACTCCAACTTCATTAAGGTTGACGAGATTTTGGCGGAGAAAGGCGGCAAGAGCGTGAGTATTGAATGTACGCTGATCGCCAGCTCATGGGTAGGGGTAGATGCTCCGTTTACGCAAGAACTGGCCGTCACTGATCTTGGTGCTGCGCAAAACGGTAATATCTCGGTCGCTCATAGCGCAACTTTTGAGCAACGTGAGATGGCACGAGATGCCAAACTCTGCGTAACCGGGCAGTCTGATGGAAAGCTCATTATCTCAGCAGACGGTGAAATGCCCGATATTGATATCCCTGTGGTAATCACTCTCCTGGGATAAAAGAAAAGGAGGATTCAATATGCCTATTCTTGGCAATTTCCCCTCTGGTGGTGGAGGCGGAACAGGCGGTCTGACCCTGGCCGCTGTGACAGATATTCAGACCTTGGCCGCTGCCGGCAAGGTTTATGTGAAGTGGACTGACCCTGACGATCTGGTTGTGGCCGGCTCCACACTGGCAGCATGGGGCGGCACTCTGCTGGTGCGTAAGGCAGGTAGTGCCCCCGTAAGCCGTCGTGATGGTACGGTAGTTTTGGATAGCAAGACTCGCAATGCGTATCAGAACGAATACTTTTGCGATTCTGGCTTGACAGACGGTGTAACCTACTACTACAAGTTCTTTCCCTACACTACGCAGAGTTCCTATACGGATAGTGCGGACGACGAGTTCAGCAAGACGCCCGCTCCTGTGGCAGTTGGCGATGTGTCCAGCATGAGTGCTGTTGCCGCTGGTAATGGCAAGCTGGCACTGAAATGGAATGATCCTTCGGCTACCGTGGTGAACGACGGTGTAACGCTGGCGACTTGGGCGAAGACTACTGTGGTAGTTAAGGCGGGCGGTTATGCTACTGATCCCGACGATGCAGATGCGGCGTATCGGTTGGCGGTAACGACCCGCAATCAGTATGTCAGTAGCCCGTTGACTGTTACCGGCCTGCAAAACGGAGTGACCTATTATGTGTCGTTCTTCCCGACTTCTACAGACGGAGCAGTAAACACGGGCACTGCCAATCGTGTTACTGGCGTACCTAATCGGCTTGCGATCTCTACGGTTCCCAGTCAGAGTGGTAGCCTGACATATTCGGGCAATTCTCAAAGCCCGTCATGGAGCAACTATGATAGCTCCAAAATGACATTGGGTGGAGTTACAAGCGGCATTAACGCTGGAAGCTATAACGCCACCTTTACTCCCAAAGACGATTATTGCTGGTCTGACGGTAGCACATCTGCTAAGACGGTAAGCTGGACTATCGGTAAAGCGGCAGGCTCTTTGAGTCTGAGCGCGACGAGCGTAGTTCTGAATAGTTCAGCAAAAAGCAAAACAGTCATCGTTACCCGTGCCGGCGACGGCGCAATTTCCGCACAAACCAGTGACGCCAGTGTTGCTACGGTTTCTGTCAGCGGGAACGTGGTGACTATCCAAAGCGTGAACGATAAGACTGGTACGGCGAAAATCACTATCAGTGTAGCCGCTGGTACAAACCATACTGCCCCTGGCAGTAAGACGGTCGCGGTGTCTGCGGAGTTCCTTCCTGCTGTCGGAACTGCATTGAACGACTGCTCTTGGGAAGATATCAGCAAGATCGCTGCAGCTGGTTTGGCAAGCACATACTGGTCAGTCGGCGCAACAAAGACCATTACCATCAACGGTACAGTTGGAACGCTTTCTCTTTCCAACCTGTCTGTTGATGTTTTTATTTTGGGCTTTGACCACAACAGCTCTGTCGAGGGCATCAACAGGATTCACTTCCAGATCGGTAAGATCAGCAGTAAGTTGATTGGCCTGATTGACAGTGGCTACAATAACTATTATACCAATGGTGCAAAGTATTTCAATATGAACCATTGGGGCAACTATAACTATGGTGGCTGGGCTGGTTGTGACCTGCGTTACGATGTTTTGGGTAGTACCGATGTGCCTCCTTCTGGCTACGGTTCTACTGTAACTACATCCAGAGTTGGTTATAACGCAAGTGCCGCTTGTGCTACAAACCCTGTTGCGAATACGCTGATGGCTGCGCTTCCTGCTGACCTGAGAGCGGTTATGAAGGGCGTTACCAAATACGCCGATGCCGTTGGCAACAGCTCCAATGTGGCTGCGAATGTCAAGGCATTCACCGATTATCTGTTCCTGCTGGCTGAGTTCGAGGTACAGGGCACTCGTTATTATGCTAACCAGTATGAGCAGAACTACCAGAAGCAGTACGCCTATTACTCTTCCGGTAACAGCAGGGTCATGTATAGACACAACGCTACCGGCTCTACGGCGTGGTGGTGGCTCCGCTCTGCTTATTACAACAACAATAACTCTTTCTGCTATGTGAACACTGATGGCAGCGCCTACGTTAACAATGCAAGGAATGCGGCTGCGCTCGCGCCCGGCTTTGCTGTCTAATCCTCCGCAGAGTATCCCAATCCATATCCCGCCCATGAAAATGGGCGGGTTCCCCGATAGGACAGATAAGGTAACAGATACGGAGACAAAAAAACAAAAGCGGAGGCGGCGCTTTGCGCCGCCGATGCGATTTTTAGAAAAATGCCCTATAAAATGCTATCACTTAACAGTCTAAATACTGCATACAAAAGCTGAAAATAGCACTAAAATATTTATGTGCAGGTAAGTGGGAGGTTGAGTATGGCATCAAACAAACGTGTTTTCACGCTGCGTCTATCTGATGAGGTGTTTGATAAGATTGGTGCGCTGGCGACAAAACAGCATCGCTCCATGACAAACTACATAGAGTTTGTGCTTTTGAAACATCTGGAAGAAGTCGAAAAAGCGGAGGGAGCGATTACTGCTAATCAAACTAAGTCAGATGAATAGGGCAAAAGACCATTCACCAGAGAGGTAGAAGAATGTCTGTATTGAAAGCAAGGCGGACTACGAGTAAGGCTGAGTATGTCAATACTGCTAACCAGATCTATGTAGAAACGCTGAATTTTCTCACAAGGATGTCTGCACGGTATTCCAGACTTTTGGCGGAGCCTGTAGCCAAATTAGCTGGCGAGGTCGTAGACCATGCTGAGAAAGCAAATAGTATTTTCCCATCAGACGCGCAACGAATTGAGTTGCGAAAGGCGCATTTGTTAGAGGCACGTGCTTCTTTGAAAGCGCTGGATGTCAGACTTACCCATTGCTATCTTGTGATGATGCAAAACCCAGAGGGTTGCTTCACAACTACAAAAGGTCGTGATGTGCCTGCTGGAGAGGCAACACAAAAGCTGGATAGAATGGCGGCAAGTCTTGGAGAAATGATCGACAACGAAGATGAGTTAATCAAAGGATCTCTGAAATCGTTGGGACAAACTAAAAAGGGCTAATCAATTATTGGGTGTATTTCTGAAAACGTGTCCTTGGTGTTTTCGCCGCCTTTGGCGGCGTGGTGGTGGCTCCGCTCTGCTTATTACAACAACAATAACAATTTCTGCAATGTGAACACTGATGGCAGCGCCAACAATAACAATGCAAGGAATGCGGCTGCGCTCGCGCCCGGATTTTGCGATGCGGGGTCACATGGAGTAACCGATAGGTGAAAGACGACCCTCGCAAAAGGAGAGATACTTCCCTGGGTGAAAATCCCTAAAACTGCCCTTTGACGACCTTGCACGGACGCTGCTTGCATGGCGGGGTACTTGCGCTATCCTCGTTTCATGTGTCGGGTCAAAGTAGTTTAGATGCGCACCTACAAGACAACTATGCGGAGGGCGAACACTTTTTATGACAAGCGAAGAACGCCGAGAGGCAAGATATCATCGCAGAAAATCAAAGCGACAAGCAAACAGACTGAAACGAAGCAAAGAAGTCGGTACACTTCAAGATGTTTTCAACTATCACGATATGTTCTTCTATGGAAGAAAATGTTGTACGGGTGTCCGTTGGAAACAGAGTACACAAAACTTTGAGCTTCACTTATTTTCTGGAACAGCCAAGAGACGGCGTGAAGTTTTGGACGGTAAGTGGAAACAAAAGAAATGCGCACATTTCACCATTTCTGAGCGTGGAAAAGTGCGACCGATTGATGCCCCGCACATCGACGATCGGCAGATTCATAAGGTTTTTACAAATGAAGTCCTCATTCCCCTTTATCATCCGGGTATGATTTGCGACAACGGAGCAAGTCAGAGAGGTAAGGGACTACATTGGCATTTCCGTAGGGTAACACAACAGCTTGCATGGCATTACCGACGCTATGGAAGAGAAGGGGGCATATTCCTTCTTGACTTGAAGAGCTTCTTTCCGAATGCTAACAGAGACATCATCTATCGTCGGCATCAGCAAGTAATGCTTGACCCGCAGATTCGGGCAGTAGCAGACGCGATTATTGACTATGCGCCTTATGGCAATGCGCCTGGTAGAGGTATGCCTTTGGGCGTGGAGCCGAGCCAGCAGGAGATGGTGTCTCTTCCAAGTGCGATTGACAACTATATCAAATGCCAGCTTGGTCTTCACTGCGCCGGTCACTACATGGATGACTACTATGTTATTTACCATGATATTGAAGAACTGAAACAGATAGCAAGAGATATTGTTAAAAAGTTTGAGTCTTTCGGTATTAGGGTGAATAAGAAAAAGTGTAAAATCATTCCGCTTATAAAGCCGTTTAGGTTTTGTAAGGCTCGTTTCACATTGACGGAAACCGGAGCAATCAAGATCAATGGTAGCCGTGATGGTGTGAAGCGTGCAAGGCGTAAGTTGAAAATGTTCCATAGGGAATATCTTGCTGGCAAGAAAACACTTTTCGAGATAGATCAATATATGGAATGCCAGACTGCGTACTACAGGCATTTTGACGATCACGGCAGGTTGTTACGGTTGAGGCGGCTGCACTATGCCATGTTTAATCGGTATAGAGAGCAAGAACAACTAAAGAAGTCCGCGTAAAAAATAACTAACAGATTACACTCGAAGCAAGTCTTCGGGTGTTTTCTTATTTGGAGGTATATCACGGTGAACCACAATAGCTATATCACAGTAAAAAGAGCAAAGTTCAAGACTATTAGCGGCGAAGTAAATATCCCATACGGCACGAAGCTGGAAGTGGGTGGAAATGTTTTGCTGTACAACGGGAAACCGGTATGTGCCGTGTTCAGTGATTGCGCATATGAGTTCTTTGCGCAAAACGACGATGGACAAGGGCTTCTGCGTGGAAAACTCATTCAAACCATCAAGTCTACACTTGCAAAGCATGATGAGGCACATCAGGACAGATGGGATAAGATTTGGGATGATCCTCGCTGCCAGCAGTACAAGTGCAGTGATCGTGATGATTTCTGGCTTTGGAACCACGATTTCTATAATGCTGAAATCGAAGATCTGAAACATATCGCCAAGTTGATTGGTACAAAGGAGGTCAAGTAATGTATCGGATTATCAAAATTGACGGGACGGAATTGGGCATTACCGATTCTGTCAACTACATTCGTTATGGTGATGGCGGATGTTTTACTACAGCAACTCGTAAAGATGCTATCGGTGTGGCATTCAAGAGTGTGGCCTATAACCTGGTTGGGCATGAAGATATTGAGGGTGCCGATACTGTCGTTGTCTCAGAGATCGACGGTGGGCAAGAACTCAAAAGCCATCAGACTACCATCGAAGGTATGATTCGGACAATTTTGGAGGGCTGAGAGATGAAGGATAAACTGAGAGAAATGTATGAAAATGGCCTGCGCGGAATCGAACCCTCCATTTCAGCGAACGGCCTTCTGAAGGCCGTTGCGAATGGTTGGATCACGACCGAAGATGCAGTGGAAATCCTTGGCAGTGACAATGCCTTGGAAACTGTACGTGCAGCGAAACTCTTGGAAATTTCCAAGGCTTGCAACGCGGTCATCGTAGCCGGCGTAGACGTACCTATCGGGGATCGCCGTGACCACTTCAATCTGAAACTGGAGGATCAGAGCAATATCAACAACCTGTTCCGCGTGGTTGAGCTGGGGGGTACTGAGTACCCCTATCAGGCCGATGATGGAACCTGCACGGTGTATTCTGCTACCGAGATTGCTCAGATTTACGTTGCGGCTCAGACGCTGATTACTGGTCAGACGGCATATCACAATGCTCTCAAGAGCTATGTCAATGCTATGACTGACGCTGAGGAGATCGCTGTTGTGCAGTATGGTATGGATCTGCCCGAACCCTATGCTGCGGCTTTGTCTGAGAAGATGGCAGTAGCCCAGGCTCAGATGGAAGCTATCATGCAAAAGCTGGGCGGTGCCGCATGAGCAGCGTTGAGTTGATTGCGGAATTAACCGACATCTGCATTCGTCAGGCTGAGATCATTAAGGCACAAGCCTTTATGTTGGCACAGTTTGGCGCTGAGGTCAAAGAGGAAGAGGCACTGCGGGAACAAAACCGGCTGAAAGGAATTGCCGGAGAATGGGAGTAAGATAAGCATGGAGCGGAAACGAATTGGGAAGTGGGTGCTTTCTGTTTTGCTCTGGTTTTGGACTGGCGGTGTGTATTTCTTCGGCGAGGTCATCTGGAAGACTTCTCAGGGTAGGCCAGAAACGATCAGCTGGACGATGTTTGCGTTGGCGATTATTCTGGCCGTCCCCCTGGAACGCTTCGGAGCAGAGCTTCCCTGGGGAATGCCGCTGGTAGGGCAGGCGTGTATCTGTGCTGCCGCGATTACAGCATTAGAGTTCGTTACCGGACTTGTTTTGAATGTGTGGCTTGGTTTGGGAGTGTGGGATTACTCGCACTTGGCCGGGAACATCCTGGGACAAATCTGCCCGCAGTTTACTTTGCTGTGGCTCGTCCTATCCGGTGTGGGTATTGTCATACTGGACTGGATGAGGTATGCGGTAGAGGGTGGAGAGAAGCCCCGCTACACATAACAGAATAAAACAGCTATTTGCTAACCATTTTTAAGAGCCGTACCTAAAAAAGGTGCGGCTCTTTCTTCATACGAAAAAGGAGGTGAGAGTTATGGGACGGAAGACGAGACAAAACAAGATCACCAGCCCGGAATTGATCGCCCAGATCAACCCGAAGAACATTCGGCTGATGAACGATTTTCTGGAATACCTGCGGAGTATCGGCAAGGCGGATTCCACCGTTAAGGCATATACGAGCGATTTGTATATTTTCTTCGTGTGGGTACTCCAAAATGCGGACAACAAGTATTTCCCGGAGATTAGCAAGCGTGACATCATCTCGTACCAAAACTGGCTGTTGCGGAACAACGAGAACTCTCCCGCCCGTGTGCGCCGGCTGAAGAGTACGTTGTCATCTTTGAGCAACTACATCGAAGCAATCTTGGATGACGAGCTTCCCAACTTCCGGTCAATCGTCCGCAAGATCGAGAACCCGGTAAATGAGCCGACCAGAGAGAAGACGGTGCTGACCGACGAACAGGCCGATCAACTCTTGGACTATCTGATGGAGCGCGGGCAGTACGAGAAAGCTTGCTGCTTCGCTTTGGCGCGGTATTCTGGACGGCGCAAGTCTGAGCTGACGCGATTCAAAGTGTCGTACTTCGACGACGAGAACATCATCTATGGCACGTTTTACAAAACGCCTGAGAAAGTCAGAACGAAGGGCAAGGGCGTCAATGGAAAAATGCTTACCTGCTATGTGCTGGCAAAGCCTTTCAAGCCCTACTTCGATGCGTGGATGGCGAAGCGGGCAGATCTGGGTATCGAAAGTGAGTGGCTGTTCCCTGACAGGGACGATCCTACGAAGACGGTGCCTATCTCTACGCTGAACAGCTGGGCGGAGACCTTCTCCAATATTCTGGGTATCCCTGTGTATTGGCATAGTCTCCGGCACTTCTTTACGACTTCACTTGCCAAGGCAAACCTGCCCGATTCTGTGATCAAGACCATCATTGGATGGGAGAGCTTGGAAATGGTGGATATCTACAAGGATATCGACGATGAGGACGAAATCGGCAAGTATTGCATGAACGGTGAAATCGTCGGGCAGAAGCAAGCCGCGCTTTCTGATCTGTAAGGAGGTGCGAGATGAACGAACTGACAATTCATGACTACCTTCAAAAGAAGGGATTGAGTGAGTATGGGATCGCTGGGTTGATGGGCAACTTGTTTGCCGAAAGCGGCCTTAATCCTCGAAATTTGCAGAACAGTTATGAAAACGTCCTTGGCATGAATGACAATGCTTATGTAGTTGCTGTGGATAACGGTACCTACACAAATTTCGTGCAGGACAAGGCTGGCTTTGGCCTTGCTCAGTGGACGTTTTGGACTCGGAAGCAAGCCCTGCTGGATTTTGCTAAGGCGTCTGGAAAATCTATCGGCGATCTCATTATGCAGCTGGATTTTCTTTGGAAAGAGCTGTCCGGGAGCTACCCCGGCGTGCTGGCGGTGCTGCGGGCGGCAACCTCTGTATTGGGGGCTTCCAATGCCGTGCTGCTGAACTTTGAGAAGCCGGCAAACCAGAGTAAGGATGTTCAGAAGAAGCGTGCTGAGTATGGGCAGCGGTACTATGACCAGTTTGCCTCACAGACTGTTCCTGCGTCCGACTCTGATTTGGAACAGTTCAGAAAACTCTTTCAGGAAATGAGAGCTGAACTGCAGGACAACGACTGCGGCCAGTGGAGCGCTGAGGCGCGGCAGTGGGCGTTGGATATGGGTTTGATTACCGGCAACGGGACTGTCATCAATGGTGAACCCAACTATATGTGGCAAGACCTTGTTACCCGTGAACAGTTCGTGACGGTGCTCTACCGTCTTGCTCAAATCATGGGGTCGCCGGCATGAAAAGTATCTACGGTTAGTAACGAAAATATCTGACCGTTCGGAAATAAAGAGGTGAACTTCAATGGTCGATATCAACAACATTGTATCCCGTGGTGGGTACCTGGTGGATGGCGTGACAGGAGAGAAAGTCCTGTTCTATGAGTGCGATCCCAGAAAAAACACGGAATGTAATCGTGAAATGTGTCGGGGTGGCGGGGCAGAGGATGAGGGTGGCTTCGGGTTCTGCTCTAAGACACTCGATCCGCGTTTCCGTAAAGACGGCGGTAAGGCTTGGTATGCTGTGCTGAAGACATCAGAGGACGGCGGCGAGCCTTACTGGGGCAGAGAATACGTGGAGGTGGTTTGAAGTGATGACAGTTCAAGAATGTATTCAGTACGTTGAAAGCCATCTGGAGATCCGCCCTGCGACGGATAACGGAGCTTATACCAGCGGAAGAACGATCAAGCCTGCTGGCTGCGTAAACCATTCTGTTGGCTGCGCCCAACCTTCTGTCGATGTGTTTTTCAACACGATGAACAAGTCCAGTGCGGGCTGGGGTGTTAATGCTCTCCTTGGTGACTTCCATAAGGGCGAAGGACGAATTATTCTCGCTTTGCAATGGAATGGTCGCCCGTGGGGATGCGGTTCCGGCAGTAAGGGTTCGTGGAATAACACGAAGGTGCAGTGGGAGATTTGCGAACCCGCAGGCCACACCTATGCTGGCGGCACGATGGTCGGATACGACGTGGCGAAAAACCAGGGCTATTTCGACCGGATGTGGAAAATGGTCGTGGCATGGAATGTCTATATGGTCAAGAAATTCGGATATCCGATTTCTGGGATCAGCGATCATGCAGAGTCATATCGTGCCGGCTACGGCTCTAACCATGGCGACGTGGGGCAGTGGTGGCCGAAGCATGGCAAGAGCATGGATGCTCTGCGGAAGGAAGTTCAGGAAATTCTCAATGGCGAAACGGAGGATGATGACATGGATGTAACACGTTTCAAAGAACTCTGGGGCGAAATGCGTAAGGAACTCCAGGACAATGACGCAAGCGCATACAGCGCAGAAGCACGCGAGTGGGCAACGAAGAATGGCCTGATCGCCGGCAATGGTACAGCCGTCAATGGCGAGCCGAATTGTATGTGGGGCGACATTTTGACCCGCGAGCAGTTCGTCACCGTTCTTTATCGTTGGACTCAGATGATGGGCAAGGCGTAAAATGACCATCTCAATCGAGCGTGGTAAGAAGAAAAGCAAGCCGAAATCGAAGAGGCCACGCCTTGGATTTACCAACTGGCTTGCTGTATGTATCATGATTTTCCTTGCCGCTGGATTGGCCGGCGGCTTTTACCTTGCTCGACTGAGTATCGTATATGGGTATACTGGGGCACTGGCTTGCTACACAGCAGCTTTTGCCCCGATAGGGACTGCCTGCAGTATTGTGCTCAGTAAAATTGTACACAAGAGCGAGGTAGAAAACTCTGGTGCTGATGGAGAAGGAATTAAATTCGCAACTGCTAAAGCACACAATTTTTGTGAGGACGGCATAGAGGGCAGCAAAGAAAGCCCTGCAATATAAAAAAAGGAGGATAGAGTGCTATGGATTCTGAATGGGTACGACTGATTGTATCGGTGTTGTCTGGTCTTGCCGCAACCATCCCGCTGGCAATCCAGCTGGTGAAGTATGTGCGGAAAACGATCCAGGACAAAAACTGGCCGGAAGTTGTTAAGCTCGTTACCAGTTACATGGAACGCGCCGAGACGATGTTCGAGAAGGGTGCAGATCGGAAGGAATGGGTCATGGCTATGGTTAAGGCTTCTGCCGATACTGTAAATTATGATCTCGATATGGACAAGATTTCCGATCTGATTGACAGTCTGTGCGATATGAGCAAGATTGTCAACGGTACCTCCAATACGGCGCGATAAGCACTTTGGAGGGACATGACATGAACATGGGAGAGATCTTGGGATGGAGCGGCGGGACGCTCCTTTTGCTTATGACCTTTGTTCAGATTGCCCCGATCAAGGTAAATCCTTGGTCATGGTTGTCAAAGAAGATTGGCAGAGCAATCAACGGTGAGGTGTTGAATGAGATCGCCGACATCAAAAAGGAACAACGTGAGACACATGACAAGCTCGAAAAACATATTCAGGACGATGATGAGCGAGATGCGAGTATGCACCGCCAGCGTATTCTGCGGTTCAACATTGAGCTTATGAGGGGCGAGAACTTTACACATGAGTGTTTTAATGATATGCTCCTTGACATCGACGAGTATGAGAGATTCTGTGAAACACACCCCGGATATAAGAACAACCGAGCGGTCATGGCTATTGCCAACATTAAGCGAGTATACCAAGACCATGAGGAAAACGGTGGGTTCCTTGTATGA